GAAGCGAGGTGACACATTTAGAATGAATGTCGCCGATAGACTTTGTGTCGGCAACAGGGGGCGTTAAAAGCGTGTTACCCCCTAGTAAATAAATCAATAATGAGGCAAAATAATATAAAAATAAAATCACAAGTTGAACAACATTATAAAAAATTAGTAGAATATCATACAGAAAATAAACTTGAATTGCCTCAAGTATATATTGATTTATTTGCGACGTCGCCAAATTGACCGGAAGTTCCTTAGAGCCTTTACTACCACTCATTTATGGAAACATTTATGAGGACCACGATTAACAGTCGTACCCAATGGTAAAAAAGTAAAGGATTGGATAATCGGCAGCCAAGCCCCTAACCTCGTTATGGTAAGAGTATGGGGAAGGTTCAGAGAGTAGATGACGACGGGTCCTAAATGAAGGTCTAACCAACCTGATAGGGCACAAGGTGTATTCCAGCCTTACCAGAAATGGTAAGGGCGGCTTGACAAAGCCTTACAATGCGGATTTCGATGGCGATGAAATGAATTTACACATGCCGCAGGATCCAGAATCCGAAGCAGAATTAAAAAATTTGGCAGCTGTGCCTTATCAAATAGTAAGTCCAGCCAATAACGCATCTATTATTGGCATTTATCAAGACTCTATGCTTGGTTCGTATTTATTCTCGAAAGAAAATGTAAAATTCAATCCAAGACAAGCAATGAACTTACTTATGATGTTTAATGGTGTTAATGAAAAAGAATTAATGAAAGATATAGAAAAAGATGGTGGAATTACAAATTACGATATTTTAAGTCAAATTATGCCACCATTATCTATGAAAGGTAAAATTGAAATTAAGAATGGAAAATATGTCAAGGGACAAATGGATAAAGGTGTATTGGGCGGAAGAACTAGAGGTCTTTTACAGCGTGTTTGTAATGATTTTGGAAATATGGCATCTGCTAAGTTTATTGACGACTTACAAAATATTGTGACAGAATATATGAAAACATCCGGTTTCAGTGTTGGTATCAGTGATTTAATTTCAAATCAAGAAACCAATGATAAAATTATTAAAGTAATCACTGATAAGAAAACTGAAGTCAAGAATTTGATTGACCAAGTTCAATTAGGAATATTTGAAAATAATACTGGTAAAACTAATGAAGAAGAGTTTGAAACACAAGTTAATAGTATTCTTAATCAAGCAACATCTGAAGCTGGTAAGATTGGTTTGAAAAATTTGTCTGAAGGTAATCGTTTTGTTGAAATGGTTAAAGCTGGTTCTAAAGGTTCAGACTTGAATATTTCCTTCATGATTTCTTGTCTTGGTCAACAAAACGTAGATGGTAAGCGTATCCCTTACGGTTTTGAACACAGAACCTTACCTCACTTTACCAAATACGATGATTCACCTGGTGCTCGTGGATTTGTTGAGAGTTCTTATATCAATGGTTTAACACCACAAGAACTCTTTATGCACGCTATGGGTGGTCGTGTTGGTCTTATTGATACAGCTGTAAAAACTTCTACTACTGGTTATATTCAACGTCGTCTTATCAAGGCTCTTGAAGATTTAATGGTTAATTATGACATGACAATTAGAACTAATAAGAATAAAATTGTTCAATTCAGATATGGTGACGATGGTATTGATACAACAAAAGTTGAAGACCAAGATATGCCAATTGTTGAAATGAGTTCTCAGGATATTTATAATCATTATTTGATTCCTGAAGAATCTGGAAAGGTAAAGACTCTCAGCAATATCTTCTTAAAAAATACAATGACTAGAGTTAAGAAACAAGAAAAAGACTTTGCTGTCACTATGAATGAACTTGTTGAAACAATGATTAAGAGAAGAGAAATTATTATCAAAAATGTATTCAACAATAAAGGGGATAAAGTTGTTAACTGTCCAGTTTCATTTAATTATATTATTAATACAATTCAAGGACAATGCGGTATTACATCTTCATCATTAGTTGATATCACACCACTAGAGGGATACCAAATGATTAAAGATTGTTTTGAAAAACTCAATAAAATTTATTATTCTCCCCCAACAAAATTATTCGAAACATTGTTCTTCTATTACTTGTCGCCAAAGGAATTATTAGTCGTTAAACGATTTAATAAAAATGCATTGACATTACTACTTGATACCATTTTAATTAACTATAAAAGAGCAATTGTTACACCTGGCGAAATGGTTGGTATGATTGCAGGCCAAAGTTTAGGTGAAGTGTCAACACAGATGACTTTAAACACTTTCCACTTTGCGGGTGTTGCATCTAAATCTAACGTTACTCGTGGTGTGCCAAGAATTGAAGAAATTTTATCATTATCAAGCGAGATTAAAAATCCATCATTGAGTGTTTATCTCAAACCAGAAGATGAAAGACAAAAGGAAAAAGCTCATACTATTATGTATATGCTTGAACATACCAGATTAGAAGAAATTGTTAAGTCTACTGAAATTTGCTTTGACCCAGATGATTTGAATACAATGATTGCTGAAGATAAAGACTGTATTGAACAATATAAAGCATTTGAAAGTTTAGTTGATGAATGTAATGAAATCAGTCTTGAATCAGGCGAAACTGAGAAATCAAAATGGATTGTAAGAATGGTTATGGATCCTGAAATTATGCTTGAGAAAAATATTACAATGGATGATGTAAATTTTACATTAAAGAGTTGTTATGAAGACCAAATTAGCTGCATCTATTCTGATTTCAATGCAGATAAATTAGTATTCAGAATTAGAATGAATGACATTTTGAAGTCAGGCAGTAATAGAGGTGGTCAAAAGAAAACAAAAGTTAATCCTCTAGACCAATCTGATCAAATTTATATTTTGAAAAATTTCCAAGACCAACTTCTTCAAAGGGTCGTTTTGAGAGGTATCGAAGGTATTACAAAAGTTATTATGAGAAAGGTATTGGATAATGTTGTAGAAATTAATGGTGTTTATAAGAAACAAGATATTTGGGTACTTGATACAATTGGGACTAATTTATTAGACGTTCTTGGTCTTGATTATATCGATAAATCTAGAACCTTAAGTAATGATATTATTGAAATCTACAATGTCTTAGGTATTGAAGCAGCAAGACAAGCAATCTATAATGAGTTAGTTGAAGTCGTAGAATTTGATGGTACATACATCAACTACCATAACTACAGTGTTCTTGTCGACAGAATGACATTTACACATAAATTGATTTCAATCTTTAGACATGGTATTAATAATGATAACATTGGACCAATTGCAAAAGCATCTTTTGAAGAGACTCCAGAAATGTTCTTAAAAGCAGCTAGACACGCAGAATTAGATACAATGAGAGGTATTTCTGCAAATGTAATGTGTGGTCAAGAAGGACACTTTGGAACTGCTGCTTTCCAAGTTGTATTAGATATCGAAGAAATGCAAAAGCTAGAAGCTGCAAGCGAATACAAATATGTTAATGCTGACGAAGAGATTGAGAAATTCTTTGGAGATGCAGAAAATCCAGAAGACCCATGTTCTACAAATAAAATTGCTATTCAAAATAACGTTATTACAATTAAGGCTGAAAATATGGGTAGTGATAATAGTTATAATCCTGGATTTTAAATTATAAATTTTAATAATATAAATATAAATAATTATATTATTTAAGTAATACATGGCAACATTTAATTTGATAACCAATAAAATTTTAAATTTAAATAATAATATTTTTTCTTATAATTATGACAAATCTGATCATATTAATGGAATATATAAAATATTCTTTTACAGCTTGTGTACAGGAAATTATAAGAATAAATTTAGTTTTTTAAATGAAACATTAAACAATTTTTATTTTTGTTCAAAAGAAATAGAGAGAAATGAATTTATAAAGTTGTTTAATAAAATACAAAAATATTATTATATACTTAATAGATTTGCATATTTTTATAAATTCAAAAAATCCAAATTAATTGTTGATAATGATATGCAATTAAATAAAATTGTTGAAGGAGCCCAAAATGTTATATGTATATATCATGTAAACTCAAGATATTTATTTAAAATTGAAGATTTGTTAAAAATGATTTATATGTCATTAACAAATTGTTTCTCTTTCTTTCCAGAACCAATAACAATTAAAAATCCTTATAACAATATTTCATTTGGTAAATCAATATTATATTACATTTATTTTTATTTAATTTCAAATGCTAAAATAAAATATATAAAACCTGAATATCTTGATATATTCTTTAAATTTAAAGAATCAAATTTTAATATGACAAAATTTATTAATTGTTATGAATATATTTTGAGAGAATATTCGATCAAAAATTATTTAACAAACACTACAAAAAGCATAATTAAAGAACAAATATTACATATGATTAGCTCATATAATTCTGGATTAATAATGAATAAAAGAATAATAATAGACCCAGAATTTCCAGAAAACGAATTAATTTCAATTATGAAACCATATTTGTATTTAAAATTAGAAAGTCATTATTCGCTCGTAGGTATAAATAGAACCGATACAAAAAATAAGTTATTCAAAAAATTAAGGGAATTTCAAAAATTCAATCCTATTTTTGGTAAAAAAATTATTAAAATGAAAGATATTATACATCATGGAAAAATAAAAAGAGTAAAATCTCATATCGAATTTAATATGAAACATAAGAAATTTAATACATATGATATAGAAAATTTTATGAACAATCATTTAGTTTATAAATATGATGCAAATGAAAATGATTATAATTATAATGAATTGAATAATAATGATAATGATAATGAAAATTTATATACTACTTTTACATATTTTATGGTTGATGTTCAAATGTTAAATAATAATACAGAAGATGCTAATATTAATGTTGGGAATGAAGAAGATGATGAGGAGGAAGATGAATATGATGAAGAATTTATAGAAGAACAACATGACTCGGAATTATCTGAAGAAGACTATGACGAAGAACATGATAATGATTCAATAAGTTAAACTTTTTCAGTTTCACTCTCAACAATCAATAACTTTCTCTTTTTAAGACCAGGTTGTCTTCTAGTTTTATTTTTTGGTTCACCTTTAATTAAAACTTTTCTGGATGGGTTCTTCTTAGGTTGTTCTATAAATGCTTCAGCTGTAACTGGCTTTGTTTCTTCAATTATAATCTTCTTTTTCTTTGGTTTAATATCTTTTGGCGATTCAGTATCAGATTCAATTAGCAATGGTTTTTTCTTTTCATAATTGGTTTTTGGTGGCATAATAAAATTATCCAAATATTCTTCAATACTTATTTTATTTCTGATTGCTGTTTCAATTCTATCAACACATTCTTCATTTATATCTTTAAGTGAAATAAATACATCGCCTTTGTCTGACTTAATAACTCTAAAATTTGGAACGTTTTCTGGTCTGAAACCAGGTAAAACAATGAAAGCAAATTTATCTCCTTGGTCACCATAACCAAGGAATTCATGATTTTTATATTTAGTTTGTAAAATAAATTTTTGACATATAAAAATAGTTGGAATTTTAAATCTATTAATTAATAACCATAAGTCAAATGTTGTTAAAAAATAATTGTCAGTATAAATAAAGCTTGCAAATGATAATGTTCCAGCTATAACTTGGTCACCTAATGTTTTCTTACCTTCAATAATTAGAATATCAACAATTTTATCTTTAGTTTCACTATCTTTAATATATTTTTTATATTCATCGTACAATTGATTTTTAATCTCATTAATTGAATATTTCTCTCCAGTTTTCTTTTCAATTAAATCAATTATAAAATTAAAAGTGCAAAAATTAAATTTGCTGTACTCAATTTCTGTATAATTATCTGGGAAACATTTTCTCCAAATAGATGATGTTATATGATCCTTTTCAACTTTGTCACAAACTAATTCATTTTTTCTTCCGATTGCCTGGTCAAGTGAAGGAATCTTATTGTCGTAAATTTGTGTAATAACTGGTTCGGTTTCATCATATGAATTATAATTTATATATTTATTAGTTACTGCTGGAATAAGATTGTCAAAGAATTCTTGCGTTATTGTTGATTGTACTAAAATGATTTCATTTTCTCTCAAATTGTATCCAATATTACCGAACGACAAATATATTTGTGGTTGGAGCATAAATGACTTAATTCTATTATATCTAATTAATTCATCTGCCATTCTTCCAAAATATATTGGTTCATTTTCCTTATCTGTTATTAAATTTCTCTCTGGTAGAATTAAATTACATTTACCATTTTCAGTGACTACACATAGATTAGGTGTATCCTTGCATTTATCTTTATCTTTTACAATACATGTTGATACTTCATTAATAAGTTTATAATAATTTTCATCTCCTATAAACTGAATTTTATCACCAACCAGTTGTCTTAATAAATTATTGATGTTTGCAAGCTTATCTGAATAAATAATATATTCTTTTAACATTTCTGTTTCTATTTTCTCTCTAATTTTAATATTTTCATAATTATTAAGTAAAATTCTAATTGTATTTCTAAATACATTGTAGAAACTTGTTTCTAATTTAATTTTTTTAATATAATCTTGCCTCTCAACATCAACTATAGATTGTGTAATTATTTGGCTATCACTTTGAATCATTGGTTTTGCTTTTGGATTTACAATATAGTCTTGGTCAGTTATAGATGGCAGGTCTAGCTCTTGGTTAATTTCATCAATTCTAACTGGCTCGGATATTTGAATAAATTGGTTAGTATTTGTTAATATACCAACAACCATCTCATCTTCTATAATTTTAAAAGCTGGTTTACATGGAATAGCTGATTCATCTCTTCTTTTCTTACTTCTTTTATCGAGTTTGTTTAAAAATTGAATTGTGTTAGTATAAGTATTCCATATTGATTCATCATTCATAAAAACATAATCCAAGTCTTTTTTGAGATTTTCATCTAATCCTGATGGATAACATGGTACAAAACCAGTTCTCTCAGATGCACCTGGTTCTTCAGCAATAACTCCGATTATTTTATTATTGAAATTCATTACAAGTTTTAAGATTTTATATTCATATTCGTCTAATTTTTGTACAAGATTATATAAAAGTAATGGTTTTCTAGCTTTATATATATTTGGCATACTGTCTAATGGTCTGCAAATTAATTCAAAAAAAGGCTTAATCAATTCTTTAAATACAGCACGCATTGTTTTAGATAATTGCGGATCGCGCTCTTTAAATTCTTTCATAACAGTAAGTTTTTTACCGTCTGTAAAATAAGAATAAATAGGTTCATAGTATCCATCTTCCTTAATTAATATTATAGATGGCTTTCTTGCTTGGTAAAACTCAGATGAATAATGATTTGTTGGACAAATTAATTGAACATTATTTGTAATATCATCGTGTGGTAATTGAAAAATAATAAGATTCACTCCATCTGGAAATAAATATTTGTTTGGCATACTTATAATATCCCATAAATAAGTGTGATCAATAATAGCATCATCATCTCTTAAGAAGGAGACGAAGTTTTCAAATGCAGAAATTACTTTCATAAAGTAGGTTTTTTCTTCTAGAATATCAAAATTAATTTTCTTATAAAGTTTATAATTCTTGTATTTGTCTGGTTCGACTTTTCTCTCTGGATCATAAAAGTCAGAAACTAAATTTCCATTTTGATACTTGATAAACGAATCAATATTAATCGATTTAATTATTCGTTCTCTCATCTCTTTTATGCTCAAAACTTTTGCTATTTTTGTTGTTAAACGATTTTCTTCGTCAACAATTCTTTTTCCAAAGAATATTTCGTCTGAAATGGCTGCAATAAACGATTGCTTTTTATTTACTTCTACACCATGTCGTAATAAACAAGGATGATTATTTTTAACATTTGTATTTGTTTTACTAATTTGACAATCTGCATTTACTTCATGTAAAACTGTCTGAATTTCTCCAGGTAAATAACCCCAACGACCAAAATCTAAAGGAAATTTATCTGGTCCTAGAATATATTCATCTTCTTTACCGACTTCTGGTTTTTTCTCTTCTTTTTTCTCCTCTGGTTTTTTACCTTTTTCTAAACATTTTAGTTTTTTTTTAATTTTTCCTTCTGTATTATACTTTTTAAAACAACAAGGTAGACATAAACCTTTTGGATGTTTATTAGGAATTAATCCAGGACCGCCTTCATCATTAAATTCATAAATATAATATCCCGGTTTTACTTCTTTTTCTGTCTTAGGTAAAACTTTACCACATGAAGGTCCTTTTTTAGGTTTATGAACTTTTTCACCATTCACAATTTTGATGTCTTCAGGATTAACAAATGTATTACTTTTTAAACACCAATAACGAGGACAAATATAATTAAACTGATGTTTTTCGTCAGAACCATATTTAATGACATCTTCTTCTCTCAAAAATCCAGGATGTTCTTTATTAATTTTTTCTAATTGAGCATCAGTTAATATTACTGGTTGTCTTCTTTGATCTGATAAACAAGTTCTAGAATATGCATTATATTCTGGTGTGTCTTCTTTAAGAATTAATACAGGGTCTTTTTTTTGAATTTGTGTTTGAAAATAATAAGGGTTATGCAGTTTCATTCCATCAATATTTCTGATTTCCTTTTCCTCCTCTTCTTCTATCTTATCATCTTCTTCTATCTTATCATCTTCTTCTATCTTATCATCTTCTTCTATCTTATCCTCTTCTTCTGGAGTTGATTTTGTTTCAGAACTATTTTTAAGTATAATTTTTGTTTTCGCTGTTTTTTTATTAGGCGTTTCAGGAGTCAAAACAGGTAGTTCTTTAAATATTGATTCTTTTTTAGAACTTACTATTTCTGGCATTGATTCAAGGGGTTTTATTTGTTCTTCTGATTTAGAAACAGATTCTTCAGTACTTTCAATAACTTTTGATTCCTTCTCTGAAGCAACAGATTCGTCAGCTAATAATGTTGACATTTTTTCTGAAGAAATAGATTCTTCAGGACTTTCAATAATTTTGGATTCCTTATCTGAAGTAATAGATTCTTCAGGACTTTCAATAATTTTGGATTCCTTATCTGAAGCAACAGATTCTTCAGAACTACTAGGCTTATCTTGTGGGCTACTAATTTCAGGTAGTGAACCGAGTGATTGTAGTGATTCTTCAGATTCTGAACTTTCTTTTGCTAATGATCTCAACACAGATTCAGATGATGAGGTTTTTTCAGCTTTAACAACTGGTGCTGTAATTTCAAGTGGAGACGATTCATTTTCAGACGATACTGATTCTTCAGAGGATGATATACCAGACGGAACTGTCACACCATCATATGTTAATTTCTTTTTAGATTTTTCATCAGATTCAGATGTAATAGATTCTTCAGAAGAAGGTTGTCCACCTTCTAAAAACCCTTTTCTATCTCCTCCTTCTGATTCATAACTTTCTTCAGATTCATCTTCATCAAAAAATATATTGAATGCTCCTTTAGGTTTATCCTTTTCAAGGTCTTCATATTTAACATATTGAATACTTTCATCACCTTCAATTTCACCTTCTTCACCTTCTTTAGCAGATAATTCAGTTGATGATGTAATATCAGGAAATGATATATCAACTGGTTCTTCAGCACCACATAATCTATTTATTTCTGCAAGAGGATAATTTGTTGAAGTCTTATCTTGTGTCAAACGAACAATGGTGTCTAAATATATGGGTATGGTATATAAATAATTAAGGTTGTTGATGTTTTCAGTCACAAATTTTAATGTCGCAGTTTCGAGATCTAATGTAATTTCAGTTTTAAATCCAGGATTTTCTTTAATTTTGATATCAGTTTTCTTGACGCCTCTTTCAACTTCTAATTCATTAGCAACTTTTGCCACAAGTTCTCTAGCTTGTTGTTCATTCAAATCATCAGCAAAATTTTCAAGTAAAGCTTGTATAATTTCATTTCCTCTTAAACCTTGTTCAGCTTTTTCAAGAATAAAAGCTTCTTGGCTGGTAAATTTACTGTAGTTTGAAACACGTTTGAAACGTAAATTAATTTTATCACCTTTTAATCTGTTAGTTTCATTAATAAAAATACTATAAATGCAACCCTTATATGCTTCAATATCAAATGGTTTTGTTATAATTACTTGAGTTTCATATGTCATTTGTCTAATTTCAACATTTTCATCTGCCAAGCTGTTAAATAAATTTAATTTATATCCACTTTGCTCTAATACAGATTTGATTTCTTGAATAATAGGATTTATTAATTTTTTGAAAATTTCGTCTATCTGCAATACATCAACTAAATTATTAAATTCTGCTGACATAGTGATATATCCTTCTTCATCAAATTCACAGTTTAATATTTGCTCATCGTTTGTTTCAATATAAATAGAAACGGATTTTGTACGTCCGATTGTTTTCATAAGTTTAAAAATTGAAGCCTTTTTAAGATAAGGAATTTTACGTCCATCTGTTGAAATTTTGTCAGCATACAATCTATAAATATTTTCTTGTCTAGTTGATGGATTATATTTAATCAATGGATTTGTTTCGGTTGCATGAATAATCTTAAAAATTATTTCCAATGGAATTTTAACATCAAATTCTGGTTTTATAACAGCTTTTACATATTTAATTCCCTTTTTAACATAGTTTAGTTCTGATTTCTTCAAATCATAAACATCATAAAACATGTTGATAGTGTTAAATGAATTAATAGTTTTTTCATTGTATATTTTTTTATTTTCTTCAATTAATTTATTTCTATTTCTCTCTAAGTCTTCAATAGAATTGATATTTTTATTATAGAGAAATGGATAGTAAACTTTTAATGTAGTTTGTTCTGATATATCTTTACTCTCAACGTATGACAATACATCTTCAGCCAAACATAAATAAATACTATTATCAAGTATATTTCCAGAATTCAATAATAAATGATTATTAAGTGTAGAGAGAGATTTACGTGAGTTTTGTTCAAAAAATTTATCATAACCAGTTACATCAAATGGATTACAAACAAAGGGGTATTCTTTTTCAATAATAAAGAATTTCTGACCTAAAACTTTATTGATAATATATTCTTTGTTATCAAGTTTCATTACAAAAATATCATCATATGTATAAACTTCTTTATCTTCAGGGTTTGGTAATGATTTTTCTTCAATATCAGAATTAATATTTTTAATAAATTGGTCAAGACGTATTTTGGTCAAAGCAATTTTTTTATTTTGTGTTAATGATTGGTAAACTGCAATAGAATTTAATTTCTCTACTTTTTTGCAAAATAAATAGATTTCCTCAAGCGATATTTCCATTCTAGATAGTTCATTAAGTATTTTAATTTTAATTGTTGCAATTGAATCGTCTGGATGAATTCTTTGCTCACTGAAAACTATTTTTGTATTATGTTCTTTGATATCATCATATTCTTTCTCAGAAAAAACCTTTTTTATGAGTTGTTCTTCTGAAATTTGTTTATCCTTTCGTCCATAAAATACATAAATAGTATTAACTTTATCGTTTTTTAATTTTTTTACCTTATAAATAATATTATCTAAAGGTTCATCTATTGATTTTATTGAGGATATTGATTGAGACATATATATAAATAAATTATTATTTTTAATTTAGTTTATTCAAATAAAATAAAAATAGTTTAAATTTTATTAATATGTGTTGGTAAACCATGACCAAATAAAATCATATAAGTAAGAGCTAATGCACCGATTAAAATACTTCTATTTAAAGCCATTGTTTGTGATTGCTTTAAAGCAAATTTCATTAACACATAAAGTATTAATGTTATTATGAACGCGTGGAAAACATGAGTTAAAGGTCCTTCCATTATAACTTATAGAGAGAAAAAATTATTTAGTTAATTATTTTCTTCTTCTAGAAAATCTTTTTCGATTTATTCTGCGTTTTGATTTATGGGATTTACTCCGTCTGCGAGTTTTTCTAATTTTTCCACCATTTGTATTATATAAGTATTTAAATGTTTCCTTATGCAAATCTTCAGGAATTGGCAATTGTTCTATCGTACGCTTAGTAAATGGTTTCATTACATGTTCTTTATCATAATAATACAGTAATACTCCATCACTATCCATATCATGTTCGCTAATAAAATATTCTTTTCCAACTTCAGGCGGATTCATGAGACGACACCTTTTAATAGATTCTTCTAAAACATCAAAATTATATGCAAATTCATAAGCTATATTTTTTCTACCTTTGTAGCGTAATATACAGCAGCAAGAGTTTTTTAATTTCACATTTAAATTAATTGGTGTTTCATCATCCGATTCATTTATTATACATAAGTATTTTTTACCTACTTTCAAATCTTCATCAAGAATAGTTACCGGAACATATCTTTTATGTAAATCTCTAATAGTTGTTTCGCCTAAATCTACGTCTGACAAAATAGAATTTGACATATATATATATATTTATTTAAACTAAATCATAATATGGATTATCATTAATTGTCATTCCACAATATTCTTCTGGATATTTTTTATAGTCAATTGGTGAATAAATTCCTGCTTGCTTTGCGTTTTCTAATATCCATTTAAAATTTTGCCAAAATTCTTGTCCATGACCAACCGATTTTGTGCCAACATGCGTCAATTCATGAAGAGCTACAAATGTTAGCGTATTCACATCTATTAATTTAGATCCATTTTTAGATTTATTTAAACAAAACGCAATTTTCTCTCCTTTATTTTCACTATAAGCAGTTAATTCACTTGTCGGCAAAGTTTCGCTGATTTTTTTTGGATTAAAGTTTTGGACAAGTAATTTGGTTCGTTCATCTTCTGGATGTTTTTCTTTTAAATAAGACACCATATCCTTCATTTTTTGTGTAACTTCTGCTAATAAATTTGCTGCTAATTCCATTTTTACTCGTTCTCTAACACAATAACGATTCCCATCACTAGAAGCAATAATACATTTTAAATCATATGCGTCTGATTGATAATAAATGACTAAACATAAAAATAACACGAAACCTAAAAATATATAGAAAAATGTGCTGTGTTTTTCCATATATTAATAATATATAAAATTTATAACATACTCTAGGAGACAACCTTTAAAGTAGCTCCACTTTTAATTTTATATCTAATATTTTGGTCTTCAATAACAATACAACCCTCAGATGGATTTCCTGAACATCCTCCTCCATGAATTAAAAATCCGCTTCGTCCACACATATTGTTAGATGATGATGGAAATAATTCATAACAATAAGGCATTCCTTTAAAAGTCATCATATTTCCTAAAGTGTATGTTCCTTGTGGTAATGGACCAACACCAACTTGACATTGACACGAAGGATTATTACGACAAGAACCAGATTGTCCAGAACAGCACCCATACGTATCTATATTAGTCCCATCATAACCCATTCCATAAAAATGATGTTTGGATTGTGAATAAGTATATGGCCCACCTGTCGTTAAATTAAGTGTATCTTTCATATCAGTTGGTGGAGCAGGTTTATCCAAAAACATATTGTCTCCAAAGACTAACGAGAGAAATGAAAAAAGAAGAAATAAACCAGAGTATTTCATTTTATTATATATTTATATAATTTTAAATCATTATCAAATAAACTTAAAAATATATTAATGTTAAATTTTATGTCAAGAAGTTTTACTAGATTATTTTTAACTTGGAATAAAAATATATTTTTAAACGATACTAGATATCAAAGGAATAATGAAATGCAAATTAAAACAGCTGCTAGACTTTTTACAATAGGTGCTTTTACTCATGGTGTATATGCATTGGGAACAGCAAAACTCGAAAAGTCTAAAATTGTTAAAAAATATAAAATGATTAGAAATGGATTTACAGAATTTATGGTTATTGATGAACAAGGAAAACATTATAATATCAATAATAGTTTTTGGTATTGGAAGTGGGATTCAATTGAAGATTGGAGTAATATAAAAGAAGGCGATGAGTTATATTTTAAATACTATGGTTGGAGAGTTCCTGTTTTAGGTCTGTTTCCAAATATTTACATGACTAATCATGCTCAGTTTAGAGTGTTTGAACATCAGCAAAATAACAAAAATGCTTTATAATATTATTTCCAAATATGCATTATTTGAATAATTAAAATTGAATTAAAATTATATTTTGTTTTAATTCAATAATAAATGACAACATTTGATAGTCATCCTAAGTCTAAATTTTGGTCATCTAAAAATACTTTAAAGCCGAATGAAGTTAAATTAAATTCTCATAAAAAGTTTTGGTTTGATTGTGAATGCGGACACGAGTTTGAAATATCATTAGGCAATATAATTCGAGGACAATGGTGTTCTTATTGTGTTAATAAAAAAATATGTGATTGCGAAGTTTGTTTTGATAAATCATTTGCTTCTGTAGAATATTCTAAAAATTGGTCAGAATTAAATGACGAAGAACCATTTGAACTTTTTAAAAATTCACACAAAGAATATTTCTTTGACTGTCCAATATGTAAACACGTGTTTAAACAAAAATTATCACACATAACAAGAGGCAATTATTGTAGTTATTGTCATAATGTATTAATGTGTAGTGAAAATAAAAATTGTCTTATTTGTATTAGCAAATCATTTGCTTCAATAGAGAGAAGTAAAAATTGGTCATGTAAAAATAAAAAGAAACCGATTGAGGTGTTTAAAAGTACTGCTGAAAAATTTATATTTGATTGTGATAAATGTAATAATGAATTTGAAAGTAAATTATGTCATATTACAGATGGTTCTTGGTGTCCTAATTGTAGATATAAAACAGAAGATAAATTAAATAAAATATTAAGTGAGAAATACCCTTCGTTAAAAACACAATATAAGGTTGATTGGTGTAAAGATAAAAAACATTTACCTTTTGATTTTGTAATTGAAGAGAGAAAGATAATCGTAGAGCAAGATGGAGAACAACATTGGAAACAAGTTGCTAAATGGAAAACACCAGAGCATAATAGAAAGAGAGATTTATATAAAATAAAATGTGCTAATGAAAATGGTTTTTCAGTTATAAGAATATTACAAGAAGATGTATTTAAAGATAAATATGACTGGTTGAAAGAGTTATGTGAAAATATTGAAAAAATTACAAACGAAAATAGAGTTCAAAATATTTATATGTGTAAAAATAATGAATATAAAGATTTTGAATATTTAAAAAGTATCATCACAAAATAATTTACTGAGCACCAGAACCTATCTCGAGAGGTGGTCTCATAAAATCAGGCTGTATAGTGCTGGTATTCCAGGGTCCTACGTTCAATTGAGGATTAGGAGGTTCAGAACGAATTTGAAGGTTAGCATTTCTCAAAGTTTGTCCGACGGTATCGATGCCGATATGGTAGCCAGCCTTCAACAAGTTAATGTTAGCAAGTTCGCCTTTACCTGAAGGGTTTAGTTGAGCCCATTGAGAGTTGGTATCCTTAGGCAAAAGTTCAGCAGGATTTTGAATATTAGGCTTAGAACAAGAAGAAGGAACGCCAGGCATAGAGGTTTGAACTCCGTTAGCAGATGCGAATACTTCATTACCATTAGGGTCAGAAGGACGAACAGCGGCAGAAGATGCCATATTATTTTTATATTGTTGTTGCATTTGAGCATTGGATTCAGGTCCAGGCATACCTTTTGCTCCTAAATAACTTGCGAACATATAAACACCATAGGCTACAATTAATAAAACAATAATAGCTCCGATTCCGTAGTCATTCCATAGTTTCTTTAAAGAGACACTCATTATATAAAAATGCTAATAAAATAATTTTTTTTAATTTATCCTAAAACTTTCTTAAAGTCCTTCCAATTCACTTTCTGAAACCTCATCTATTTCTGCATCAAAATCACTATCACTATCATCCATATTTTCAATCATATAAGTTTTCTTAATATTCTTTGCTTCTAAATAAGCTAAAATAGCATTTTTCTTTGCTTGTTTTGCCTTATTTCTTGCTTCCTTATATAATTCAAAATAAACTTGATTTGGTTTTTTTAATGTCATTGTTAAATCAGATTTGTCTAAATCCAAATCATCATTACTAATTTCTTTAAGTACATCATTATTTTCCTCAATATCTTCAGATAAATCTTCGAAATCTATGTCTAAAGATATATTTTCTTCTGATTTAGGTTCTTCTGGTTCTAATAAGTCAAATGGTTCAATTTCTTCTAGAACATCTGTATTTTTTGGTTCTACAATTGTTGGCTCTTGCATAACTATTTCTTGATTTACTGGTTCTTCAATTTTTAATTCTTCATCTAAACTCTTGATTGTTAATTGAGGCTGTTGAATTAAAATTTCATTTTTATCTGGGATAAACTTTTCATCTGGAGTATTATGCTCTAAAGCTTTTGTAATATTTTTTTTAGTTTTTATTACACAGCTTTCAAATATAGGCTCATTATCAAGAACCATTACTTGTTTCATATCAATTTCAATCTGAAAATTTCTTGATGTAAACTTAATACCTTGTATATCTAAAATACATATAATTTCTATTTCAGGAGTTATATCACTTATATTTAAAGAAATTTCTTTTTCATTGTATATTTTTACAGCTGGAATATCGTCTTTAGTATTTTTAATGTTAGTTCGCAGTAAGTAGTACTTGCCTGATTTATATACACGAATTAATGGATTAAAAGCAGTTTCAATGTCAGATTCTTCTAAGTTTCCTTGAAACCATGCATCTTTTTTGTCATAAATAAGTTTATGACATTTTTCTTCTAAATTTTCGAACCAGTGAATAAGTGATTCAGAATTTTTATCAAACATTAAATCGCAATAATATTTTTTACCGGTTTTAACAAAACCTTGTCTAGTTAAACTTTTTGAAGTTTGTATATATAATGGTTTATTATTATGTTCAATTTTTGTAAAATAAGCGCCACCTTGTATGCCGACAGGATGTGCTAAAGAAATCTTAGAAAAATCAAAAGAATCATTTGGTTCAATTATATTATCCATATTATTGAAAATATAGAAAAATTAATTATTTTTAACACGCAAAAATATTTTATAATTTTTGTTATATGAAAGATTCTATTGTTCAACAATGTTTAGATATTTTAAAGAGAGAAGATATTAAAAATGAATTTAAAATGTTGTTAAAACCAGTTATCGATTTTATATTATATGAGATAAATCCATATATTTATATCATAATGTCGCTTGTATTTTTAATTTTTATAATGATATTGGCAATTCTAATTATGTTAATTTTAATTATAAGAAATAAACAACTTGTGAATAAATTATTTTAATTATTTGCGGAAGAATTTTAGGCGAATACTTATTTTTTAATCTCATTAGTCTATATAATGGCAAGACATAGTCGTAGACATAGAAGTAGTAGAAGTCGCAGAATGAGAGGAGGTTATAGTTCCGCAACAACTTATGGAGAGCATGTTAGTGGTTCTGGTAGCAGTCAATGGGCAAGAACAATGGATCAATCCGGACCATACGGACAAATCCAAGGAAATGTAATTATTGGCGCTCAAGGGCAAAATGTTGCTCCTATGGATAAAATACCTACTCAAACACAATTAAACTTAGCACAAACTCCAATGGCAGGAGGACGCAGACGCAGACGTGGCGGTTTTCTAGGCGAGGTTGTTAATCAAGCGGTAGTTCCATTTGCTCTTCTTGGTATGCAACAAACTTACAGACGTAAAAGACGTGGCGGAAGACGCACTCGTAGACATCGTAAACATTAAACTAATTTATTTTTATATTTAAGTTATTTAAAATTATTTAAATATAATTCAGTATATTAATATTATGAGTTTTGAAAATAAAATTCAACAATGGGTTCAGATTGACAATCAACTGAAAAAGCTGAATGAACAAGTAAAACAATTAAGAGATCAAAGAAATTATCTCGAAAATAATTTAACATCTTATGCAAAAACAAATAATATGACCCAGTCAACAATTCAAGTAAATAATGATAAGCTTAGATTCGTCGATACAAAAGTTCAAGAACCATTGACTTTTAAATATTTAGAGAAAACACTTGGAGAGATTATAAAAAATGAAACGCAAGTTCAGCTTATTATGGAGCATATTAAACAAAAAAGAGCAGTAAAAATTGTTCCAGAAATAAAGCGGTTTTCTCCTAATTAATTTATATATAGATAATTTATATGAGTGAATTAGATTATATTGGAGCAGATGAATTAGTTTTTAATAATGATATTGACAAAGGAATACATTCTGGCGGTTTTAGTGTTAAGTCAATAATGATGAAATCTAATATGTCACCTATTATGACATTAAATACACCAGATTCAATGATTGGAGGAGGTAATAAAGTTTCTGATTTATTCAATGATTTAGTAGTCCCAAATTGGACATTGTCATATAATAATCGCATTGTTGGTGGTAAGTATAATGAAGTTGAACATGATGATTCTGACAGCGACGATGAAGTAATACATGACGACTTGCATGAAAAATTGCTTGAGCTTGTTAAAGAGCATAATACTATGATAAAACAACCAAAAAAGAAAATGACAAGAAGAATGAAAAAAACTCTTACCAAGAAAGGAGGCACCAGAAGAAAAAATAAAATTTAATTATTTATATTAAAGTATTACTGTAATATAAGTAGAATGCTTTTCAGAGTTTTTGAACATTATGACGATAATTTATGTCAACGAGATTATGATAATGAATGTTTCATATGTTTTGAATACAAAACAGAGACAGATATGAAACCAATTAATTTACAAAATCAACGTTTATATTTCAATAATTGCCTTTGTAAGGGGTCAGTTCACAATGACTGCTTAAAAATTTGGTTTGACAAAAATAAAACATGTCCAATTTGCCGCATAAAAGTAATTGAAAATAATAAAGAAACAATAATTATTCATAATTATATTCCATGGGCAATATACATATATATTTATATAAAAAAAATAACATTGAGATTCGTAAGAGTTTTATCAGTTATTTTATTTATGTATACATTAGTTGAATTTTATTTTATGGTTATTAAAACAAGATATAGACCATACACTGATTATACATATATACCAATACCAATTATAACATATCAATATATTAATGAAACAACTAATGAATTAATTAAAGAGACCCCCACGTTTCATAGTTAAAGGGTGAAACCATAATTTGGTCTAATTTATTTTTCATTGAGTCAACTTTCTTTTGAAATGCTATATCTTCCATTGTTTCTGGATATGGTGAAGATTTTTTCATTAATTCTTCTTCATCGCTTGTAATTTTAGGTTTATATCCGTAACAATTTACTCCAAACCTTACATTAGGATTTGCAATATAACCACCATTAACACCAGGTCTTCCACAATCGTTTTCATGACCAGGAATAGTCTGGAGATTATCATAAGTTTTCTTTTGGGTCGGGAATAATGCTAGCTGATTTGCTGACCAACCATAGTTACACCATTCTGCTCCATTATTGTAAGCCTTTTCAATTTCATCATATCCTGCCAATTCAGCCCCATATGCACTACATAAAGCTTTCGCATCAGTATAAGTATAATAATTTCCAGGAATATTAAATACTTGTTTTTTGAATTTAATCTCAGGCACTGGTGTTGGTTGATAATTGCTTTGATCTACAACTATATCAACTGTAGTTTTTGGTGTGAATAATCCTTGAATATACGCAGTTACATTAATACTGAAAAAGTATTGAAATGCATTTACTAAAATTAAAATTACTAAAATTATCGTGACAATAATACCAAAAATATTACCACCACCATTTGAATCTCCACTTGTTCCTAAATTACCTGGTCCTAAAGATGATGAAAAAGCATAATATGCTACAACAATTAATACTATTATAACCAATACCATTGGATTCATTATATAACTGTTTAAATAATTATACATATTAACTGGATCAGTTGTTGATGTTGTATTTACTACTTCCATATAATATATAAATAGTTAAAAAATAAAAATATAAAATATTATATATAATGAATTATATTACTTTTACACCTTTGGACATTTAAAATGCCGATTATTTATTAAAAAATTTGAAATATATTTATATTGTAAATTATATATAAATATATAAAATGAACTCTTTAGTAGAACAAATATTAAAAGTAGAAGATTGTTTATTAAATGATGAATGTGTTGTTTGTTATAAAAATTTTATTAATATTAAAGATAAAGAATATACTGAATTTTATGATAAAATAAAAGATAAATATAAATTAAACAAATATAATATTTTTGAAGATGAAACTGCTTGTATGTGTTATGATGCTAAATTTGAATGTTTAACTTGTAAAAATTTCGTATGTTGCGGTTGTATTATGAATATACCTGATATAGAAAATGGTAAATATAAAGATAAGTATAATGACAAAATTGAATATCATGATATGGAATATACAGGAATAATTACCTGTCCTGTTTGTAGAATAAAAGATTATAAACTATTATATAAATATGTATTAGAGGATGTTAAATCGTATAAATAATCGGCATTTTAAATGTCCAAAGGTGTAAAAATAAAAGTGATAATCTAGTTATTAATAATAAAATAATTTCACCAGTTGGAACTGTTGTATGTTTTGCGGGTTCAGTTATACCTAACGGGTGGTTATTATGTGACGGTAGGGAAGTTTCAAAAACAACATATACAGAACTTTATGAAACATTAGGAAATTTATATGGGACTTCAAGTGATTCTACAAAATTTAAATTGCCTAATTTGACTCAAAAATTTCCTTTAGGTAAATCTAATAGTAATAATTTAGGAGATTCTAGTGGAAATAGTATAGTTACATTAACAAGTAATCAACTGCCAACACATAGCCATACAGGTACAACTAATAGTGATGGTATACACAGTCATACAGGAACAACTACTGAAGATGGAGTACATAATCATAGTATTAATGATTCAGGACATACACATACGCAAACAACTGTAAATGATGATTTCAATAATAGCGGTGGTGCTGGACCAAGTTTTGCGGCAGATAGTGCTGGAAGTAGAACATGGTCAAACATTAGTTCTAGCACAACTGGAATAACAATTAACAATAATGGTTCTCATTCACACACTTTAAATATTAATAATAGTACAAGCCATACACATTCTTTTACAACCAACTTAACAGGTTCAAGCGAACCAGTAAATATTATGAATCCTTATATTGTTTTAAATTATTTAATTAAACATTAGATTTGCGATAAAATAATACATATGCTTTTGGAGAGACAATAGATTCATTTGTTCCTACTTCAGAAACAGATGTATCATTAAAATGATACCATTTACCATTAGCATTTTTAACGTATGCTGTATAGTGTCCACCCATAACTCCTCCACTATGATTACATACTCCAAATAACTCATATTTGTAATTATCCTTCTTATATCCAATTACATAAGAAGATAAATCTAAATTATCTATTGGAAATGAGACATATATTTGATTTTTCTGAAATCTATTATTAAAACGTTTTAAATCAATTGCCAAAATATTTGGAAAAGACCAAAATAGTATTTTCTTTTTAATATCAACTTTTTTATTACTTTCTTCATCCAAATAATTTTCAATAATCTCTCCTTCTACATAATGATTAAAACAATCAATAAGCGATGGAGATTTATTATCTGGTGGAATTGGTAAATCAACCATAAAAAAAGGTTCTGGTATTTGACTTAAAATTTTATTGTTATCAACTCTTGTTATTTCTGAGACATTAACGCCATAAAATAAATTCCATATTTCAGAATAATCCTTTGCATATGTTGTCTGAATCATTTTAAAACATTTTATAGCTAGATTATCAGTCTCATCTTCTGGCGTTCCAGAAATAGTCATTTTAATTTCTCTCGAAAGCGAGTTATGAAAACAATCAATAATAAATAATAAAAATTCAGATACATCATTTTGCGAATAACCAGTGAATACATCTATTTTTTTAAGATGAGCTACTTTTTGAATAGTCTTTATAAATTTACCTGGAGACACAATACAATTTTCATTCCACAAAATTTTTCTTAAATTATCCCACTCAATAAGTAGAGCAGAATCATATTTATTTTTTAATTTCTTCTTATAAGACTCATTATCTAAAAAGTGATTTAGCTCGTAAGTGTGTGATAATATTTGAATGCATGAATTAATAAAACAAGTGTTACCCAAATTAGCTAAACCACTTAATCCTTTATTTTTATATTTAGTTATATCCATCAACAATATATTAATTATCATAATATATTTAAACAGATTTCATAATATATTTATTATGAGTTATAACAATTCAAATACTTTTAGATTAAGCAATGAACAGTTTTTGCTTGTAAATATTTTAAACACTATGTATAATGACAATCTTAGACATATTAATTCAATTACTGAAACCTTAAACAGTTTAGTTGATAGCAATAATCAAATAAGAAATTCATTATCTCAGTTATTAAATTTAAATCAAAATACATATAACAATACAAGACAAAATAATAGTAATAGGAGATGGGAAAATACAGCAAGCACATTTGGACGAATTATGATTAATAATAGACCTTACGTTGTAGACTTAATAAATGAATATACTATACCAAGAAATAGAAGAAATAATAACTCTGAAGAAATGTTCACTCAGCTTTTACATAATTTTATGCAACCAGTTGAAATTTATCCAACACAATCTCAAATAGAAACAGCTACTAGAAGAGTAAGATATTGTGATATTTCAAGGCCAATTAATACATCATGTCCTATTTCTATGGAAGATTTTGAGGATAATAATATGGTGACTGTTATTAGACATTGTGGACATATATTTCATACAGATTATTTGCTTAACTGGTTTAGAACAAATTGTCGTTGTCCAGTTTGCAGATATGATATAAGAGATTACAACTTTAATGTATCCAACCAATTTTTTAATACTTCCCAAGATTCTTCAAATAATAATCTCGAGAGAAATAATACTGAAACTATACTTTTAAATCATACATTCGGACCTGGAATAGGAAATGGAATATCAGCAGATTCTCTCGAGAATTTATTTAATATAACTAGATTAATGGAAAGATTAAGTGGTATCGCTGAACAAAATCGAGGTGATCAAGGAAATTATAATACGCGTAATAATGATTCTGAAAATAATAATCGCAATAGGTTATAGTTTAGGTTGTTTAAAAATATATATAGGCTTCTATTTTATCATAATATTATTGGTCATTCAATTTATTAAATATGTAAAAAAAATATAAATATACTACTATATAATTATATAATATTATGTCAATGTTAATATTAAGTATATTTAACAAAACACCTAGAAATGATCAATTACTTCAAATACATAGAGAGCAAAATAATTATAATATTATGAAAAAATATAATATAGATTATTATTTTATTACATTTGATGAAACAATATCAGACGATTATAAATTGATAGATAATATATTATATATCAAAGGCTTTGAAGGATATATGAATATATTAGATAAAACTATAAAAGCATTACATTATTTTATAAATATTCATTGCAAACATTATGATTATATTATACGAACTAATATATCTAGTGTGTTTAACTATACACTATTACATCAATATATAAATATACTTCCAAAAACAAATATATATATAGGTGGTGTTTATTTTATATTAGATTGGATTGATAAACCATTTAATATTACAGAAGAAACTATTCAAAAATATAATTTACATAAACTATCATTTTTTCAAGGAACATGTATTATATTATCTAATGATGTAGCATCATTTTTATTGAAATATTCAAATAAATTAATATATGAAATTATAGATGATGTTGCTATTGGATTATTTATTAAAACATATTTACCATCTGCTTATTTAACCTATACAAATATGCCAATAAAAACAGTTATTAGTAATGAAAATAAATCATATAATACAAATAGTGTATTGTATAGACATAAAACATTTGATGATGAGTTAGATATAGAATATATTACTAAGACATATAAATTGATTAATGATATTATGTAATGATTAATGATATTATGTAATGATTAAATGCATGAGATAAGTTATATAAATACGATATAAAGATTGTATTTATATAAAATTATTTATGAGAAGAATACGAATTGGTATTAAAAAAGAAGATAAATCTGACGAACATCTAACTCAAGAAGAAATAAATGATTTGAATGATATTGAGTTAGAAAGAATATCAAAATCAAAAATATTTGATAGATTTTATGATTATTTCAATATAACTATTTCATTTATTTTACGAACAACAATATTTATATTTAAAGTTTCCGGAATTTATTTATTATGGATTTCACTGCATTATTTTTCTGCACACTTATATATTAAATTTTGTGTTCCAGATTCTGTTATTGGATTTATAATGTCGCCATTTATGATAATGACTCCACATTGTCAAGGTCTAAGATGGATTGTATATAATGCGGCCAATATTATTAATCACATGTGGATACTTATTGGTGCTTGGATTTATTCTATGATATGGATTATTGGTACTGAACAACATAACAAAACATAATATTATTTTTATAAATGATTTAAAGATAATATATGTATTATAGTATTGATACAATGAGTAGAACTGGATTTAAGTGGACTGTTAACGAGATTCTTTCTCTTCAAAGAGAATTTGAGCTATTAGGATGGGATGTTAATGAGATTGCAAGTAAGCATCAAAGAACACCTAGGGCTATTATGTTTAAGCTAGACCAAGAAGGGTTTGCTGACTATAATGTATTATATAGTAATTATCATAGTTTAAATGCACCAATGCAATCTCAAAATGTAGACGAGCTATTTTTAGATAATGACAATGTATCGGTTGATGATGACACTGATGAAGACTATGTTGATAATGCTGAAGAAGATGATGAAGATGACGAGGATGATGAGATTGCAAATCTATCAGAACGCGTATATGGTCTTGAAGAGAATATTTCTGAAATTAGAGACATGCTAAAGCAGCTAATGAGTAACAAAATATTGTCTTCTATTGATTTTTAAAATAAATAAAAATAAAAAATTATTAAATTTACAATTTTTTATTTAGTTGATAATTAGAATACTTACACTTTAACAAAGAATTTTGTTACGCTTTGATTGCCAGCTTTTTCATTATTAGTTTCGCGTAAATATTCATCAAATAATAATGCTTTAATTTCTTTGCATCTGAAATCTTCTAATTTTTCTTCAAATTTGTCTTCATCATTCAGATACTTTTCTTTGAGTGCTTGTACATCTTTTTTATACTTTAATAATTTTGGTCTCTTGTTTTGCAATATCCAAATTTTTTCGAGAACAAGTGCGAATAACTGTTGAACCGGTTTCATAATTTGATTTGTAATATAAAACGAATAATCAAGTTTTAAGTTATTTTCTGATATGAACGAAGGAGTTTCTATTTTATCACCTTGTAAAACTTTTTTACCAGGAACAACAATATAAGCAAATGGAATTCTATCACCAGGGCCAGGTTTATTTCCAGGATCTCTTGCTGTTATTCTATCTGCTAATACTTTATGAGCAATTGACTTCGGATTTTTATAACCTGAACGCAAAGATTTTGTGATGATTAATTTATCAATTGGAAATTTCTCATCGACGATATTTTGTAAACAATTTTTCAAAAATGCAACCGCATCAGGGATGCTTTGTTTTTTCATCAAGATATCAATAATACCACCATATACATCTTTAACAATTGGTGCATTATCTCTACGTTTTAATACAATACCCATTTCCTTACGCTTACATTTATTAGGGTCTGTTTCATAAAGCATGCCTACATATCTTTTCTTTGATAATAAACAAAATGGCATAAATGTTTTTTCATACTCGAAATCGTGCGGAGCCTTTAAGAAACTAGCAGCTATTTCGCCTGCTTGTTGAGCCAGTTCAATTGTAATTTCTAATGCAAGTTTTCCTCTAATTGGATTACCATTTAGGTCTTCAAGATTGAATGTATAAAATACCGAATCCGTATCACCATAAATATATTCTGCTTTGGTTCTAACTTGACCATAATTTTTAGTGTCGCAAATTCTGTTACCATAACACTCTTCAATAATACGTTTGCCATATGTTAAGAACTTGCGACCCATTGCTGTCGTACATGCTGCAATATCTTTTTCATAAAACGAACTTGTCTTAGCTCCAGTTCCACCATAAATAGAATTAGCAGATACTTTACAACCAAGTTGCCTTTGTTCTAAGACTTGCCACATAAAATCATCTTTATCTAATTTTTTTTGCAATGCTCTATTATCCTTTCTTGCCTTCAATAATTTTTTCAAAACAGTTGGAATAATACCTGTTTCACCATCTGCAAATTGAACAAATCTACAAATTTTATAACCACATTTAATTTTTTCAGCAGCTGCTTTTGGATGCTTTCTAAAATATCGATATGTGTCATATTCAACACTTACATATTCAAAACCTGGTAAATTATCATACAAATAATTGCCGTTTTCATCCTTATCCCCCCATTCTTCTATTAAGTTTCCAGCTAAATCATATTCTCGTGTCCAAACTTTAGTATCATGTGATAAATTTTCACTAATCATCGAACTTGGATATAATGATGCGTAATCATTACATGCAACAGGATTATCAAGGTACAAATCACATTTTGGAGGAAGAACAATAGCACCTTCATAACCTTCATCAATATCGCCTTTTTCAATAACAGGCATTAGTGTTCTTACTTTACGACATTCACAAGCAATCAAACTTTGTAGTTTAATACCTTGACCACGCATCACAAGGAAATTAATAGGAACACTACAAATCTTCGCCATTTCAATATAACCAGTAAGAATATCTGATTTATTAAACAGATAATGGACTAAGTTGCAATCCTGAATACAGTATTTTGCAATTACAGCACGATCATCCGCAGTTCCATTTGTCATTCTGAAAATATCTTTTGGTGTGACATCATCCTTAGCTAAACACCATCTAACTTTTTTATTGAAATCAGGATTAATAATACCTTCAATTGTAAAAGTTCCATTTACTTTATCAATATTGACAACTAAATATTTAGCTCCATCTTCGTAGTAGTCAACTGAATGTCCAATTTCTTCAATATGGATGAAACTATTTACTAACAAACCGGTTAGATTACCTGTATGAATAATTGTGCGAGATGTAGTATGCTCTATTTTTTTTATCATATCGCCAATAAAATAACCTGCAACATAATCTAGCTTATAGCTTGTTAAATTTTCACCTCTTCTATAGAAGTTATACAAATCAACTTGAAGACGTCCATTCATCTTAATAAATCTCAAATCATGTTGACCACTTGCAATTTGAATACTGCTTTCTTCAATCTTCCATTTTCCAGTATCTTTATCTTTTGTACCGCAAACTTCGTCTTTATTTCTTCCAAGCTTTAAAAAATCTTCTACACAATTGTTTTCTTCTGCACGACGAAACATAAATTCATAATCAAAACCAAATATATTATAACCAATAATGATGTCAGGATTTTCTTTTTGAACTAATTGTTGCCATGCTAACAAAACATCGCGTTCATTGTCATAAGATTCAACAACCGAATTTTCCATCGGAATTTCTGAACATGTATTCAATGCGATACAATGATTAAAATGAGGGTCTTTGTTACCATAGTTCATAAATGTTGAACCAATAAAAGTAACTTTATCACCTTCAAGCTTTGGAAAGAATTTATCTAATGATACATTTAATTCAGTCAGCTTTCCTTCGCGCTCATACTTTTTATCTAATAAGATGTCGATGATAGTAGCTTGTTTGTCAGCATATTCTTTGACATTTTTAGTGTAAACCTTATAAGCAGTTTCATTTAATTCAACATCTTGTTCTCCATCTGCATCTTCCGTCTCAGCTTCAATTTCTTTTGACATTTTTTCAAACATTGATTCCAAAGAATTTGCTTCGTTAAAATCATTCGTTTTTTTAATACTTCTTACCTTACATTCAAGCCATTTATTGCATAGTTCAATTACTATTTCTTTTGAACCAGGATGTCTTTTTGGATAAACTATATCAATACCTGTCATTTGTTCAAAACCAAATGCCGTAAGAATAATATTTGTCAAAACCGGTCTAATTGTATTTTTATTAAATTGGTCGATGCCAATTTCTTCAAAATATTCTACAATATTGGTAGCTAATTTCTTGTATGTTTTAATTGGTACAGGAAAGTCACCGTGACTACTACTAGCTTCAATATCAAAACTCATAATTTTATACGGAACTCTTGTCTCCTTATCATTTAATGGAATAATATTTTTAATATTTGTAGTTAATTCAAAATCACAATTAACAGTTTTTAATTCATTAGTTCTTTCAGCAACTTTTTTCTTAGGAATTGCAATCCAACCAGACGGACTCATATCTTTAATATGAAAGAAACGCAATAAAGGCGGAATGTTGGCTTCATATAACATTATATTTGTATTATTGTATTGATAACCATTCTTTAGCAATTTATGACCTGATTGATAATCCGTATACCAGAAGTTTTTGGCTTTATTAAATGCGTTTAAATTTGCGAACTCGATAAATATAAATTTATGTTCTTTTTTATTGTCGAAACCATATAATTTTCTTCTTTTAACTAATTTTGAGTCTGTAATAGATGTTGAATAAAATTTACCCATTTTTTCTTTTAAATGTGCAATAAACCTATCTTTCATTTCAATACTCCACTTATCATTTACCATCACATAGAAGAAAGGTTTAAATCCTTCAACTGTTACTGAATAGGTTTTCCCATTCTCATCATCACCAAACATCTGAATCATAAATGCATTGGTATCTCTGAATGTATTATCTTCATCATTATCTCTAGATGAATCATACGCATTATAAACGTTAAAATCGAAAACTCTGAAGATATGTTCCATTTAATCTTTATTGATATTTTATGTTTATTTTGTTTAAAATTAATCAATTTTATTTATATATAATATTTTATATTATATAAATTTAAAGTTTATTTATTTACGCCCATATTTACAATACTGTTTTTGAGAGAATCCCTTAGGTCTATGACAATTAATGCTACGTTTATATTTCACAGTCCATCTTCTTCTTGGTACACGAGTGTACCGACCATGGTGTTTTTTGCGTGTTTTTCCACCTATTATTTTATCTCCATCTGTTTTTGATTTTATCCATTCCATAAAAGAATCTATTGTCCTATCTTTTGTTGATATATTTGAATCTTCATAATTTTCAACATTCTCTCCACCATTTGTAATATACCTTATCGTTGGGAAACTATTTGCTTCTTTTACATTTTTTATTTTGTCTATAACATCTTTATCAATCGCAACTACTACATATTTATCACTTTTTAAGATATCTTTAGAGAGAACATTTTTTAATTTAGACCATTCGGGTCTTGTCATGTTGCATGGACCACAACCCTCCATATAAATCAACATGAATATTTTTGCATTTTTATTTTTTATATATTTATTTAAATCATTTACCAATTTGGAAGTGTTTTTTTTATTTATTTCTAGAAATACCATTGTATATAATATATAGAAAATAATATTTCAATATTATATAATGAATCTTACTACTTTATTGGCTATATTAGTATTTTTAATTGGATTATATTTTTACGCGAAATGTGCCGATCCTAAATATGCTGAAGGATATACCAATCAAAATGCAAAACCAAGATGTCCTAATTTGCTTATTCAAAAAGACTCAAAATTTTACTTATACAATTCAAAATTAGCGCAAGTCCCAGGTGTTAATCCAATTGAATTCGATAATTTAGAAGATTATACTGAGTTTTTAGATTGGCAGCGAAGTCAAGGTATAAGATGCCCTGTTCTTTATTTACAAGCCACTTATGACGCACAAGGAAATCAAGTTTACAAAGCAAGACCAAGTGTTTCTGACCCTCAGGCTGGATTACCACCTTCTGCTGCTGCTCCTATGGGTGTTGCCTCTCAAGTTCCACCTATTATGGAAAGCTCATTAGGCGACCCAAATGCGTTAGCATATCCAAATCCTACATTGTTAGTTGATGCAACAAAAAATGATCCACCTTATAATAAGGGTTCATATCCTCCATATGACCAAACGTCATATTATGTAGGCACAACAACTCCTCTTGATATGATGAATTATGAAAAGGCTCCCGTAAGTCCTGATCCCATGGACCCTAACTGGGGTGGAGCAGATTATACACAAAGTTTAGTTGATAAGGGTTATTATAGCCAAAATGAAGTACAAATTTATACACCGTAAATTTATTTATTTAAATTTCTAAACAGCTTCATAATTTTTGAAATTATTCGAAAATATATAAATTGTTTCAGGTTCAGATTTTTTAAAATTTTGACTAATTAATATATTGTTTAAAAATTTATATTTTAACACATAATTATGTAATATTAATAAAATTAAGAATATTAATATTACTATTATTATAATATTTATTATTGTATTATTACAATCAAAACAATCATTTAAATATTTGTTAATACATATAGATACATTTGGTTCTATTTTAGACAATTTTTTTGCATCATCATAATTGTAATATGTTCCTCTAGACAACTCACAAAACTCTATATATTTTGAACTTACATTATATGTATCTATTATTTCATATGTAAAATATGAAATTGGAATACATGTGGTAATGCAAATACTATTATCTAAATTATAACAATTCGTAATACATTCATTATATGTTTCATATTTTTTTACAACATTTGAATTTACTGAAAATATTAATGGTTTTATAAAATCTAAATAACTTAAATTGTATAATAAAATTATTAAACATAATAATAGATATACAAAATACATTTTAATTTTAATTTAATTATAATAGCTTTAAAATTATCAATTTTATTATTGACTATCTACAAATTTCATCACTGAATTTAACGCAACTTTAGCTTGTTGCATTTTTGCTAACTTTTCAACTGCTTCCACCGGATTTGATTGATTTACAGTTAAAGTCGTTTTTAACATTAAGTTATTAAGTAAGTCATCTAAATTTAAAATGGCTGACTCATAGTCAGCACGATATTTGCTGATTAAAAAACTATCTTGTAATTTAATACCGGCTGCCTTTAATGAAGCAGCATAAGCAGCAGCATTTCCTGCTATTCCATTTTCAGGAGGAGCGATTGTAGTTGTATTACCTGAAGCATCTGTCATACCTTCAATTAACATTGGATTATAATGAAAACTTCTAAATACTAAATATACAACAAAACAAATTGCGATAAATAAAAGTAAATTGTAAAACTCTTTCATATACTATATTTTTATTTTTTCAATAAAAATTTTACAATATTTACAATACATGTCTTATTGATTTTCCTTACTTGACCTTTTGTATTTGTATATGATAAGTCTTTCATTGAATCGTTATTTATTTCTAACTCTTTGATAAGATTTGGTATTGTTTTATATTTTTCCATGATAGCTAAAGCTGTCACAGAACTGATACCTGGAATTTGACACAACATTATCTCTCCAATATTGTCTGGAGTAATATTATCTTTCTTAACCTTTTTAACAACCCCGACATAATCTTTATCTGTTACTTGAACCTCATCAAAATCATCAGTTGTCATAACTTGTTCAATATCACCTGATTCGTTAATTGGTATCTCAATTGGTATCTTATTTTGATAATATGGCTTCTTAGTCAAATCTTTTCCAATCTTGTAAGCCATGTTACATACTATATTCGCAGTCTCTTCCATGGAAAAACTTCTGAAAACAGAAAACCCCTTGTAATAATTTAGAGAGAACATAGCTGAATATGCTGTAAGTTTTTCAACTGTATTATCTGATTTGAAACGATTTGGTTTATTTACATCTCCTTCAATGAGATAAACTATATTATGATTGTGATGTGAAAGACCATTTAAGCGATATGATTGTTCTTCGTAACGCCCATCCTTAATGCTAGATAAGAGGTCTGCAATAGATTTTCTCTCGATGATTAATTTGTCTTCAGTATCATCATTTATAATAATATCACCGATTGGCAATGTTTCAGATTTAATCTTAATGTTTTTAAATACTGGAATAGTAGAGGTTTGGGTTAAAATCATTTGCAAAAGCGCACTCTCTCTAGTATCAATCTTAATAAGCATATAAATAATCTAATAATTTGTTATTAAATTGTTTTATCATTTAATATATTATTTATGTTTTCTTGTTTTTTACCTTTTAAATATTTGTGTTTTTTTGAACCACCTCTTCCTCGTCTAGCATCTTTTACGGATGCCATCATATTTCTAACGACATTTTTACGAGTAGCCTTATCTGTATCTCCTAATGCATCCAGAATTTTGCGTTTTAATTCCTCATCATTTTCGGGCAATTCTGCTAGAGCCAATTGAGTTAATTTACTTCCTGTATTTAAATATTGATTGTTCAACGCAGTTAATATCTTATCAAAATTGTTTAAATCTTGCTTGTATATTTCTTCAAAGCTATTAAAAGCATTGTTAAATTTGTCTAAAATGATTGATATATTTTTTATAGTTTCTACATTTTAATTTGCACTCGATTTTTTGCTTTCCACTCGTGTCATCATTTCATCATACATTGTTTTAGTTATTTTTCTAGAATTTATATCGTTTATAGCTTCGGAAACTGCTTGTTCTCTTTCCTTTGCTTTATTTGTAAAATTATTAAGTTTATTAGAAAATTGAGAATATAAATTTTCTATATTTTGTTCCAAATCTGTAATGGTTGAACTATTATTCATAATATAATATAATATTAAATATATTATTATATTATTATGTTTAACCCATATTTCCACCAATTGTAGCACGGTAACCGTATTTTTGGGTTTGAATAGTTCTGTTAGGGATACAGAATCTTGGAACAGATTGAGGAGCTCCTACTAAATTAACATTGTTTGTTAAATACCAACCGACACGTGGTGCGGTTCCGGCTTTCTTGGAACTTCCACCACAATTTGGGCGATTAGTAATCGATGCAGCATTACGAGCCATTTTAGAGCCAGACATATATACCATCTTTATAATTTAGGCTAATATTTTATTTTTTTAAATACTAAAATTAATCTAAATATTTCCAAATAAATCCTCCACCTGTTTTTTGTTTTTTATAAAGAACAGATTTGATTGAACCGATTGATATTTTTAAATTATCTGCAGCCTCTTTAATAGAACCAAACCTATTTATTTCATTCATTTCTAAATCATACTGAGCGACCTTTCTTTTAAAACATTTAATAAGACCTATTTTATGATTATGTAAATTATTTTCGGAACACGTAACCCATTCTAAATTATCAACACAATTATTTATTTTATTTCCATCAATATGATTTACAAAAGGTTTATTTGCTAAATTTGGAATAAATGTCTGTGCTACTAATCTATGTAATGCGTATTTTTGAATATTAACTCTCAAATATATATATCCTGAATGATGTGGCTTATAATCCTTCATTATTATCCCTTTTTTATTCTTAAATCTACCTAAGGAAGATATAAAATATCCTTTTGTGTCTTTTCCATCAATAATAATTTCTCTCCATTCTTCATTTTCAAAAATATTTTGTTCAGTTTTTTTCCATTTATATCCATAAGCTGTTTGTTGCTTATTATTTATTACCATGCTTATTCCAGAACGAATATTGTTGAATTTTAAATTATTATTATTTTCTAAAATATATTTTGCAGCATCTTCAATTGAATTATATTTTTCTAATATTTCATTTGTATAATTATTTATTCTGTAAATTTCTAAATTTTGATTAGTAGTTTGTTTTACACCAGCACTTCTATGAATGCTATTTTCTTTATTAGTTGCCCATTCTAAATTTTTTACATTATTATTTGCACCATTTTTGTCTAAATGATTTACTTGTGGTTTATTTTCTAAATTAGGCAAAAATGCCCTTGCCACTAATTGATGAACTGCTCGTGTCTTTGTTTTATTTCCCATTAGTCCAACAGAACAATATCCTCCTTTTATTGCTTGTTTCAGTATTCTACCCGTTTTAGAATTACGCACATTTCCAAAAGAACTAACTTCATACCGTTCACAACCTTCAATTTTCTTCCAATCTTCGTCGTCTTCCATACTTATTGTTCGAAATACTCTTTATATTATTTTCAAACAAATTTAAAGCTAATCCGATATACTATATAAATGTCAGAAGTAAAACAAGCACACGACGACGATTTGATTAAAACGGAAGATGGATTAGTATTTAATCCATATAATCCTCTAAATGTTAAGATTACATTGAGCGATGTTCAATCTATTCTTTCCAAATATGGTTTGCCTCCAGTTGTCCGCAAATTGGAATTATATCAACGTGCATTTGTCCATCGTTCTTATACTAAGAGACCTCAATACGAAAATACAGAGCAAAATATTACGATTGTCGAACGGCCTCCTGATTGCATGCCTCTTAGTAGTAAATCAAACGAGCGTTTAGAGTTTCTTGGCGATGGCATTTTAGAATGCGTAACTAAGTTATATTTATACAAAAGATTTCCTAAAGAGAATGAAGGATTTATGACAGAAAAAAAAATAGCAATTGTAAAGAATGAGGCAATTGGTAGAATTGCACTTGAAATGGGGCTCCACAAATGGCTAATTATTTCTAAGCATGCAGAAGAAAAGAAAATTAGAACTAATTTAAAAAAGCTCGGCTGCTTATTCGAGTCATTTATTGGTGCACTATTTCTTAATTTCGAAACACATAATCCTCAATCTGAAGACATATCAGATGACGAAAGTCCTGGCTTCAAAATGGCTAAGAAATTTATTAATCGTATTTTTGAAACACATATTGATTGGGTTGCTCTTATTCAAAATGACGATAATTATAAGAACATTTTACAAGTTAAGATTCAAAAAGAGTTTAAAGTTACACCACATTATTTGGAAATTGAACATGACGTAGAGATTGGATACAAAATGGGCGTTTATTTATGTTTGGGTCAACCAATTTACCATTTGACACATTCTGATTCAGTTGATATTTCATTTTTTAAGAATTTCAAAGCTATTCATGAATACATAGAAGCAAATACAAAAGTGCTTATATATATGGGTGAAGGTCAGCATAAAATTAAAAGAAAAGCTGAACAATTAGCGTGTAATGAAGCTATTAACAATATTGACAATTTTGACAAAGAATAATTATTTAATTTGACAATTTTAAATTAATAATATATATAAATTATGCTATATAATTTTTTATATGTATTTTTATACTATATTATAGACACATTAATTAATAAAATTTATTTAAATCAATTTAAAAAACGTTTTCAAATGAACTAGTTAAAAATGATATTGTATTTAATTTTTATATTTATTATATAGCTATATTTGTGTTAAACATTTATATTTGCTATATTTACTCATTATTAAAAAATTATAAAGAAAACAATAAAAACTCGTTATCATTATCACTTATTTATTCTAAATATTTAATTGACACTATAACAAATAATAATCTTACATTATATGAACATGAAAGTAGTCGAAATGTGATGTGGCTATTTGCTACGCCATTAATGATTAAAATGTACGCAGACGCTAATTATATGCAAATTTTTGAAACAGATATTCATTATCATTTAATTCCTGTAATAACAAATATAATAGTTTATCCATATAAACATACAATATTATATTATAGTGTGAACACTATATTATTATTTCCATTATTTCTATTTATGAAAACTCTTTATAAAAATAGATATAAAAAATTTAGTAATATTTTTATTTTAATTTGGTGTTCGTTTATTTCAATATATTTTTTAGATATTTCTGGATTATCCAATGGATATATAGTAAGTTTGTGTTATTTTATAGCAGATGTTATTGGAAAATTAACAACTAATGTGATTATAAATGAATATAATACCAAAAATAATTATGAAATTGATCTACAATGCTTAGAGTTTAAAAATTATATGATTAAACATATTTTTAACTATAAAAATAATAATGTAAATATAACAGATAAATGTAATACTTTAATTGAAAATGTTAATAAAATATTAATAACTAACACTTCTACTGATGAATTAACACTCAAAAACGAAGTTCTTAAAAAAATACTTCCATTAAATTTTGATAAAAATTATTTAAACTCTTTAATTTTGGACTCTGAACTTAATGTGAAACAATTCAAAAATATATGCGTATTATTTACTGATATTGTTAATTATACTGATTTATCGAATAAATATAGTGATATTGTTATTTTTGAAATGCTTAACTCTATTTATAAATCGTTTGATAATATTATTAAAAAATATAGTAGTTTACAAAAAATAGAAACTATTGGAGATGCTTATATGGTAGTAGGTGACATTTTTATTAATTCTGAAAGTTTATTAGTTGTTAAAGATATTATTTTATTTTCTATTGAAATTATGCATGCTGTTAAATTAATAAAGACACCAAATAACCAACAATTAGATTTGAGAATAGGAATAAATATCGGAAATGTAAGTATTGGAATATTAGGGAATGAAATTCCTAGAATGTGTGTAGTTGGGCACACGGTTAACATGGCATCAAGACTGCAATCAACAGCAGAAATTAACTCTATACAATTAAGTGAAGAAATATATCATATTATAATCAATTATTCATTATTTGAAAACCGTATTAAACTGACTAAAAAGGAAAATATTTTTCTAAAAAATATTGGTCATGTTACTACATATACTATTCAAAATGCATCAAGTATTAACTATTAATTATTTCATATGTAAAATTACAAAAATTTATATATTTAAATTATATAATGAATCATTTAGAAAAAATTAAACAACAAATGATGGTAAAACCAAATGTCCAAGATAGAGAAAGAAAAGCTGTTGTTATAAAAGTAGATAAAAAATCTAGAAAACCAAGAGCTCCTAAGAAAACTATTGGAGAAGAACTAGAAGAAGGAGTTATTGATTTAAGTGAACAGATATCTCAAATACAGGAGACAGAAGGCATATTACCAGTAAGTATTGATATTGAGGAACCAAAAATGTTTGCAAAAGAAAAACCTACTGGTCGTCCTATAATTGAAGACAAAACCGATATAGGATATGATAGAGATGCATTACTAAAAAAATTAGCAGAAAGCAAAATGACTAAGGTAACAGTTAAACCGCTTGTTGAAGTTGAACAAAAAATAATTGAACCACAACCAATCCCTTCTGTAAAAAAAGCTAAGAAAATAGAAGTTAAAAAACCTCTTATTATTGAAGATGAAGAAGAAGTTGTTAAAGAAGAAGGTGCAAAGGAAGAAGGTACAAAGGAAGAAGAGGAAGAATATATTTTAAAACCTAAAAAGAAGGTTGAATTCAAAGAAGAAGTAAAAGAAGAATCACCTGAAGAATTTATTTTAAAGAAAAAAAAAGAAGTAATACCTGTTATACCTCCAAAAGAAAAGAAACGAAAAACTGAGAAGGTTGAAAAAGGTGTTGCAGTTTTAGGACCAGAAATATTAGTTGAAATGGGTGATACAGATATAACAAGACGCTTACCACAACGCTTACCACCTGTCAACATTAAAGTTGGTAGTTATATAATGAATGATAGAGAGATTTTTGTAAATTTTATTAATTCTCTTTTTGAGCCATACAAACGCGAATTAGAAGAAAATAAAGAAAGTATATCGTGTGACACTATCGGCAAAACATCATCTGACTTCTCTCTATTAACACATCAAAAAATTGTAAGAGACTATATGAATCTTTATACACCATATCGTGGTCTACTTTTATATCACGGTTTAGGTTCAGGTAAGACTTGTACATCTATTGCAATAGCTGAAGGTATGAAAGACTCAAAAAGTATTATTGTCATGACACCTGCATCTTTGCGTGCTAACTATATTGGTGAATTAAAAAAATGTGGTGACTTATTGTATAAAAAAAATCAGTTTTGGGAATGGATTTCAATAGAACAATATCCAGAATCTCTTAAGACGATGTCAGCTGTGTTAAACTTACCTCAAGAATATATTCGCAGACATGGTGGAGCATTTTTTATCAATATTAAAAAGAAGACGAATTATGATGAGTTAAGCGACACAAGTAAGCAAGTTTTAGAAGAGCAATTAAACGAAATGATTAAACAGAAATATAAATTTATAAATTATAACGGTTTACGTGAGAAAAAATTAGAAGAAATGACATCTAATTATACTAAAAATATTTTCGATAACAGTGTCGTAATTATCGATGAAGCACACAATTTTATTAGCAGAATTGTTAATAAATTAAAGAAAGAAAAATCGATTCCTGAGAGCAAGCGTGGAGAAAAAGAGCGTCTGCCACTGAATTTATCCACAAAATTATATGAAATGCTTTTAAGTGCAAAAAATGCAAGAGTTATATTACTTTCAGGTACGCCAGTCATTAACTATCCAAATGAATTCGGAATTCTCTTCAATATTTTAAGAGGATACATCAAGACATGGAAAATACCATTAAATGTTCAAACAAGCAAAAAGATTGATAGAAATTCACTTAGCGAAATATTACTTGGAGAGAAGACATTAGATTATTTAGATTACTCTCCATCCAGTAAGATCTTAACTGTTACCAGAAATCCATTTGGTTTTAAAAATAAAATTAAGAAAGAATCTGGATATCAAGGTGTATCAAACAATAAACGGAATGAAAGTGGCGAAACTGAATTTGAAACGGAATTTATTTCTGATGACGAATTTGAGAGAAAAATTATATCTATTCTTAAAAGAAATGATATTGATGTTATACCTAATGGAATTGAAATTAAATATAGAAAAGCTTTACCAGATAAGTTTGATGAATTTGTTGCAAGATATGTCGATGAAACCGAACGAAAATTAAAGAATACTGATGCTCTTAAACGAAGAATATTAGGATTGTCTTCTTACTTCAGAAGTGCTCAAGAAAGTTTATTGCCTAAATTTGAAAAACGAATTGGTGTTGATTATCATGTTGTTCATGTACCAATGAGTGATACACAATTTAAAGTATATGAATCTGCTCGTGTAGAAGAACGTAAATTGGAAAAGAAAAAAACTAAACAATCTATGGCAGAAGATTATGAAGATAAATCATCTACATATCGTATTTTTTCTCGTTTATTTTGTAATTTTATTATTCCTGATAGACCAATACCAATCAGAAAGAAGAAAACTGAAGAGGAAAAAGATGAGGAAAAGGAAGAAGAGGAAACTGATATTATGGCTGCCTTAAAACAGGGTAAAAAAGTAGAGTCTAAGCAAGATTTGGAAGATAATCGTGAAGCTGAAATTGAAGGCGATGAAATTTTAAATGATATTGGTGGCTCTACTTATACGGAACGTCTTCAAAATAAACTAAAAGATATGGAAGCACATGCTGATGATTTTTTTACACCTGAAGCATTGCAAACATACAGTCCTAAGTTTTTAGCAATTCTTGAAAATATACAAGACACAGAATATCAAGGATTACATTTAGTTTATAGTCAATTTAGAACAGCTGAAGGTATTGGATTATTTACTCTTGTTTTAAATAAAAATGGGTTTACTAGATTTAAAATTAAGAAAAATTCACTCGGATTATGGGAAATAGACATTCCTGACGCAGATCAAGGTAAACCTACTTATGCATTATATACAGGAACCGAAACTGTTGAAGAAAAGGAAATTGTGCGTAAAATTTATAATGGTGAATGGGATGATATCCCAGACAGTATTAGTTCAGTTCTTAAATCTAAGTATAGGAATAATAATATGGGTGAAGTTATTAAAGTCTTTATGATTACTTCGTCTGGTTCTGAAGGTATTAACTTGCGTAATACACGTTATGTTCATTTAATGGACCCTTATTGGCATCCTGTTCGTTCAGAACAAGTTATTGGTCGTGCAAGACGTATTTGCAGTCATAAAGATTTGCCTACAGCATTACAAACCGTTGAAGTATTTGTTTATTTAATAGTTTTTTCAGAAGCCCAGTTAAAATCAGATGAAGCAATTGAATTAAAAAGAAAGGATTTAAGTAAAGCTATTCCTAAGGTTCCATTAACTAGTGATCAATATTTATTTGAAATTTCTGAAATTAAAGCTAATTTAACAAATCAGATGACAGATGCTATTAAACAATCCGCATTCGATTGTTATATTTATTCTAATGGTAAATGTGTTAACTTTGGTGACCCATCAATTAATAAATTTTCTTATGTTCCTGACTATGCTGAGCAACAAAACGATATCACCGTTCAAGCTAATAAAATTGCGATTGAATGGGTCGGTAAACCTGTAACCATTAATGGTGTTAAATATGTTTATCGTAGAGTTAATAATAATGTTCTTAATATTTATGACTTAAAATCATATGAGGCTGCTTTAACAAATCCAAATATAGTTCCTTTACAGATTGGAACATATGAGACAAATGAACGCGGAGAGAAAGTATTTAGACAATTAGTCACTAAATAATTTAATTTAAAAATTGCATAAGAAAATATGATATATTTTATTAAAAAAATATCATAATTGTATATAATGACTACTATGAATATTTTTGACCAAATACAAAATGAAATAGTTAATATGGATTTAGAATCAATGGTTAGTATTCTAAATGAATGTTTTGTTTCTTTAGATAAACTTCATGAGCAATTTCCAGAAGTAAAACAAAACACGAATAGAATATTTAGTAATAACACATGCATTATAGATAAAAATTGTATTGATTTTTTAAATTTAGTATTTCAATCTTATGGTATAAATACCAATAATTATATGCTTCAAAATATTCAAAAAGGTGGTATGGATGTTAATGATGACCTGATGATAGAGGATGTGCCATCCAAACCTAATCAAAATCAATCAACAACTAATGTTTCATATAGACAGCAACCTTCCGGGCAACAATTATTGATATCACCTAATATATTAGGCAATAATACTGTTTCTATATTATCATCTAGTCTTCAATATGGATTGACTCCTGAAGCACAACTTAAGATAATAGAAGCACTTGCTAAAGCGGTTGAAACAGAAAGCAGCATTAAATTAAGAACTGCTGAAATAGAAAATAATATTAAACTAAGTGATGAACGATTTAAAAATATTCTTAGATATAGTTCATTGATTATTTCTTCTAGTACGCCTGCAGCTCTTATGTATTATTTTAAAGAATTAATTAATAATTCAGCAATTAGTACAGTTAGTGCATTAGGAAATACGACTGCTAGTGTTTCAGGAAATGTAGAGTTGTTTGTTAGAAACACCCCATCATATTTAGTAAGTAGTTTTTTGTCAGCTGGAAAAATGCTAAAATTGCAAATGGGAGATAATTTTCCATCAATATTAACAAAATTAGGTAAAACCGTACAAGAATCAGGTATTACAAGTATTGCATCTGAATCTATCACAGCACAAATGATAGAATCGACTACATCTGGTATTTTGTCTACAACAGATGCAGCTACTATGATTGGTTGTATTATTATTTATATTGGTGGTGTTATTGTGTTAAAGTTATTATTTTACATTATTTTTATATTGTATACATCAGAAGATATTGGCATTTCTATTGGAGTGCCTGGAGTTGCTAAATTTTATATAAAAAAAAAGTTAAACGGTGGAAGAAAAACAATAAAACATAGCAGAAAAAAATACAGAAAATCACATAAAAAATATACCCATAAACGTCATTAATTTCGAACTTATATTAACTTCTACTATTCAATATTGCAATTATTTTATCCATTTTATCATTTAATTTTTCTATATTTCTCTCCAACTTAGTAATTCTATCTTCGCTACTGGTATGAATTGTCTGTTGGTCATTCATCTCCAATCTAATATTATCTTCTTTTTTATTGACTTTTTTAAGCTTTGCAAATATGCTCATATCTTCTTCATCTTCTACATCAGGTTCTGATATAAATGTATTCACTTGGTCATTTGTGTTAAATGTAACATTCTTTTTAGGATTTAAATTATGGTCAAGTTCATTTAAATACTTAAATCTATTATTGGTTTGCGGTTGTTCCAATTTAGCTTCAAATTTTTCTGATTTCAAAGAAGTATCTAGTGGTTTAAGCCAGTTGTCAACTTCATTAGTTGTATTATAAGCTCTATTTATCTGTTCAACCTCATAATTACGCTGTGCTTGCATTTCTTTAAGAATTTTATCCATTTCTTTAATTGGTTTATCCGTTCTTTTGTCTGAAAATTCGGGCATTGGTGGTGCTTTAAGTGTCATTGAATCCTCAAATTCTTCTTGACGTATAGTAAAATCTCTTTCAAATTGACTTTTTCTGTCATTTTGTATTTCTTCAAAGGTAATCAGTTCTTTTACTGGCGGATCATTATGAATTTTTATTTTACTAGGTTGATAAGGATATGTTTTTTTAATGTGATTAAGAATAAGAAGAATATATTTTTTATTTATATCAACTAGTGTATTTTTTTTTATTTTTTCAGTTTCAAAAAACCCTTTTATATTATTAATAAATAAATTATAAATTTTGCCTTGAATATCAGGTGAAAGAAATCTAAAAATATCTTCATCGCTTATGACATCCCATAACATTTGAATGTTCTCTTTTTTGGTAAACATATTTATTGACATTTAAATATATAATAATACAATTGTATTTTTATATGTTTTTACAACGAATCATTGAAATAAATATGTCTAAATTTTTCCATATATTCGTCTTTAAGTATGTGAGTTTTTAAATAATGTTCAGTCATCTTATCTTCTAACATATGAACAATAAAAAATATTGAATACATTCCACACTCAGTATTACCATATTGATGTTCGATTCCTTCATTACTATCAATCTTAAAATTTATTTTTGGAGTTAGACTTAAACCTTGTTCTTTAATTCTCTCTATTAATTTTTTAACTTCATTTGGTGCTTTATCTCCTGTGCTGTCAAAGAAAAATATTTTCTTTTTTTTAATATTAATAAACATTGATATCCAATGTTGACCTGGTTTATTATGTGGATCAGTATTAAAAATTATTCCTATTTTTGTTTTTCCTTGTTTTATCACCTTTTCAAGATTAAAATTACATAATTCTTCCCAGACACACTCACCATATAATTTTCTGGTATCAAAATCAATTGGAGTTGGACCAATAAAATCAAATTCTTTATATGCTTTTTCATATTGTTTCATTACTTTCATAATATCAGTGCTTGATAACCATTCATTTGGATTTTTTTTCCATTCTGGTGGCGATTCTGGTGCAAAAGATTCTGCTAATTCACTTTCAAGTTGCCCAAATGCTCCTTTCTGTTTTAGCCAACAAGCTTCATTATTACAAATATCTTTTAAATGTTCACTAAGCTGTTTATGAATATCTTTTGGTGAATTGGTGGTTATTTTAACGTCGGGATGTCTTGCATTCCAATGATCTCTTAATTCTATAAGCGAACTATTAGTATAACAACTAAATTCATTTAGTTCATCTTTTGGTTTAGGACTACAGTTAATTCTTTTAGTTGTTTTTTTTCCAGAACCACGTTTAATACGGTTATTTTTTGTTTTATATTTTTTTAATGTTTTTTTATTTCTTTGTTTTCTGATTGTCTTCATAAATAATAGTGATATTCTTTTTTTCTTCTGTATATTTTATTCCTTTATTTTGTAATTCTGGTTGCATAATATTTACATCTCTCGATTTTGGCAAAATAACATGTTCAATATTTTTATTTGTTGTTCGTTTAACATATTTATCTAAAGTAGGCAAATCCATTTTAACTGAACGCATCATTAATTTATTAGCATCCATAAAATTTCCAGATAAGTCTAAATCATTATCATCACAAACTTCAGATGGAAAATCGACATCTTTATACTCTTCTTGTAATAAGTCATTATTATCAATAACTTTAAAGTAATTAATAGTTGTTTTGATGAATGTATCATAAGCATATTTAACATCAGGCGATAAATCTTCTGGATAATCAGTATTAACTAATTCCTTAAATAAATTGGTAATACGTTTCTTATAAAACTGAAATTCCTCTTTATTTATTTGTTTTTCTCTCTGTTTCATTACATGTTTTCCCATAGTTTCTTTATTTAATAAAAAATCTAAAGTTATTTGATTAACTAACGATTGAGACATATAATAAAACCATAAAATTTATTTTATATTTTACATTATTTTCTATTTCTCCTTGTTTTTCGTTTTTTGTTATTTCGTTTTTTAGTTTTACCGCCTCTTGTTAAATTTGGATTAATATTTTCACTATTTTCACCATCATACATATCAAATTTTGGTTTACGTAAAGGTTTTGTTCCATATAACATAAAATTAGGATCGTTAATTAAATTAGGGTCTTTATAAATACCTTCAGCTACTTTGACTGATTTGGTTTTTATCCAATCTTTACCATACTCCTTACCAACAGAAACTGCAGCTTGTCCTAAAGGTTTTAGTACAGCTCTCATTCCACCTCTTCGTCTTGTTTTCCAAATTATTATATAAATAATTTATAAAATAATTCAAATTTAAATAAGTCTAACAAGTTTGTTTTGTCATATCTTTTACCTGACATCTTGTATTATTATAGAACATAGATGAACCACATAATCCGGGTGAGGGATTTGGATTAAAAGATTCAAAATTTTCACTTCTAAACATTATCTCATGTGGGTTTGGTTGTGCAGGTGTTTGAAATTTATATGTGTATAGGTCACTATTAGAGCGAGGAACATAAGTTGCCTGACTGCACTTTTGTAAAGCGTAAATTTGATTTCTTAATTCGGATTCAGTATTAATATTTGATGCAAAACCAGACCATGGTGATTGAGTATTTCCTGGGTTAAACACTTTATGGACATTATAAGTAGGCATTTGAGCTAATGGAACATTAATCTGTTTTCGTGGATCAACAATAGGGAAATAGGAATATTTTGTCATGACTGGTCTTACGTCTAAATATGGTTGTAATATTTGCGATGGAATATTTCTATCGTATATGCGATTATTGGTTTGTCTATGAATATCTGAAACACATTCGGTTGGATGTTTTTCCATTTGATATATTTATATATTATTATTTTTAATAAAAAGTTTAAAGGTTTAACCATAATTAATATATTAAATGTGTGGTATTTTTGCTTTATTGAATTCACACCTTTCTCCTCAAATTAATATAGAAATGATTAGAAAAGTATTTAAAAGAGGTAAAAATAGAGGACCTGAGTTTTCTAAATTAGTTTCATCCAATGATAATAAGTTAGTTTTAGGTTTTCATCGTTTAGCAATTAATGGCTTAAATGAAGAATCTAATCAACCACTTATTTTTAATGGAATAGAATTAATATGTAATGGAGAGATTTATAATTACAAGAACTTATACAAGTCTATGAATATTGTACCTAATACTGGATCAGATTGCGAAGTTATTATTCATTTATATTTAAAATATGGAATTGAACAAACATTGGTGATGCTTGATGGTGTATTTGCGTTTATTTTATATGATAGAAATGAAGATAAATTATTTGCTGCAAGAGACCCTTATGGTGTAAGACCTTTATACAAGCTTCATTTAAACGTATTTGATGACAACAATTCATCACATTACATTGACGGTTTTGCCTCTGAACTTAAAATGTTAGAGCCATTCTATAATCTTAATACAAAACATTCTTGCACCAAACAATTTGAACCTGGAACATATTCTGTTTACAAATGTGGCGATGGCAAATTTAAAACTTCTATTATTAACAAATCTTACTTTACTCCTGCATTTCCTAGTTCTCAAATGATAGATGATATTAATGTATATAAAACCAAATTATTTTCAAGAATTTCAGACGAATTATCCTTAGCAGTCGCGAAACGATGTGTGACAACTGAAAGGCCTGTAGCATGTTTATTAAGTGGCGGGTTAGATAGCAGTTTAATAGCTGCTCTAGTTGCTGATTTTTTCCAAGGTAGCAATAAGCAAATTGAAACTTATAGTATTGGTCTTGAGAATTCTGAAGATATAAAATATGCTAGAATTGTTGCCGACTATATTGGATCTAAACATACTGAATTAATTGTCACCGAAAAAGATATGTTTGATGCAATTCCCGAAGTGATCAAAGCAATTGAAAGTTATGATACTACAACGGTGAGAGCTAGTATAGGTAATTACTTGATTGGTAAATATATTGCATCAAACTCTGACGCAAAGGTAATTTTTAATGGCGATGGTTCGGATGAATTATTTGGCGGTTATTTGTATATGAATAAATGTTCAGATGACATTGAATTTGATAAGGAAACTCGTAGACTATTAAAAGATATTCATACTTTCGATGTTTTGCGTTCAGATAAGTCTATTTCATCAAACGGACTAGAACCACGCACACCATTTTTAGACAGAAATTTTGTAAACACTATTTTATCTATCCATCCATATTTTCGTAATCATAATAATTTTGGTGAGCCTGAAAAATATTTACTTCGCAATGCATTTAACGACACCGTTTGGTCAGAACATTTTGGTTGGAAAAAAATATTACCAGACGAAATTTTATGGAGAAGAAAAGAAGCATTTAGTGACGGTGTAAGCTCACAAGATCGTTCATTATTTACTATTTTACAGGAATATATTGCAAAGTATTACACAAATAAAGATGAAGAAAATTGTTATTATACAAATGCAGACAATCATAAGATTAATATAGCAGTTGACAGATTTTATATGCCGTCGCTTTCATTGGAAAAAAAATATTACAAAGAAATTTTTGACAAAGAATTCCCTAACTCGGGACATATTTTGCCGTATTTTTGGATGCCAAAATATACTAACGCAGAAGACCCAAGTGCGAGAACTTTACAAATTTATTAACTATATTGGTTATAGAATTCTTCATATATCTCTTCATCTGATGGAATTGTATCATATAAATTTACTTTTTTAATTATATTATGTATTGTATTATCGCTTAAGAAATGTCCCATATATAAAACAGATATTATGCTAATAAGTAATTGAGCTATATAGATAATAATTAAACCAATAATTTCATGATTATTTAAAGATAATTTAGATGATATAAATATAGCTACATAAAGCAATCCTATAATACAACCATGTGTCATAGTTAATAGTATTCTTTCTATAAAGAGCATAATAAGACCAATATCACATATCTTATCTCGTTTATATGCGGGAATATTAAAATATATAACATCGAATATAGTAAACAAATATAATGGAATTTGTAAATAACTAATAATCTCAAAATAATCTTTTAAAGTAATTTTAACATTATTTATTTTTGAAGTCATTAAATGATTATTTTGAAATGCTACAAATAAATTTATAGATGTCCATAAAATATAAAATAGTGTATAAATTATTAACCATTTATAAATACCATTTTTTAATTGTTTTTCTTTTTCAATTTTCTTTGTTTTACTAATTTTTTGTTTTATTTCTTGTAATACATCTTTTGTTGGTTCTGGTAATATATCTGTTGTTAATTCATTAATTTTATGTAATTCATTAATTGTAATGCTATTCATTGTTTATAATTTAAGTGAAATACTTATTTATATTAATTAAGATATCAATTTTTTTAAATATATATTATATGACCAAAACACAAATTCATAAATGGCAAGAAAGTATGTTTAATATTATTTTATATATATCTTATTTATTGATTATCATTTCGTCATTTGGATTATCACAATCTGCACCAAAGTATTTACAGTCTTTAGATTATTATGTCAGAATCTATATTTGTTTATTTTTAATGTGGCGTTTTAATCCATTAAGAACACATTACGAGTTTACCGATTTAGACCGTAAAATAGCTTTTAGCGCTGGTGCGTTTATTTTAACAACTACCGCATTAAATCAGTATCTCGATGTCATTAAAGATTATATTAAAAATAATATTTAAAATTTAAATGGCTTAATTATATATTAAATAAATACAATTAAACTATTATGTCTCATCAACAAGAATTAATTATCATTTCAAAGTATAATATTGGAGAGAAAAATCAAGAATATTTGATTCATGATTCTTACCATCAATGTATTTCAAAAATTACATGCCAATCAATTAGAGAGAAAAGTAAAAGCGTTTGGAAAGAAGCCAAGTATTCTTTGCCTGAAACATACATATTTTTTGGACAATATCCAAATGCATTCTTATATGGATTATACAAATCTGAAAATAATAAAATTTATATTGTCAAATCGTTTATGGATACTGTGATAAATGTTATCCCATTTAACAAGAAATATTTTGAATGAATTAAAAATAAATTTTATATATATATATATATGTCTGCTAATCAAAATTACACAATAAATGCAGAAGGTGTTTTTATAGCAACTAATGCTAATATTCGTAATGCTGTTTCTAATTATTTAGGAAAAAATGCGAGAAAATTACCTCCTATTGGTCAATGGAATACATCACAAGTAACAGATATGAGTAGACTTTTTGAGGATAAAAAAAAATTCAATGAAGATATTAGCAGTTGGGATGTTAGCAATGTAACTAATATGGAATCGATGTTTAATAATTGCATAATTTTTAATCAGCCACTAAATAATTGGAATGTATCTAATGTAACTAATATGTCAGCTATGTTTTTATATTGTTATTCTTTTAATCAACCTTTAAATAATTGGGATGTATCTAATGTAACTAATATGGAAGCAATGTTTTATGGAGCAAGATCATTCAATCAACCTTTAAATAATTGGAATGTATCTAATGTAACTAATATGTCAGCTATGTTTTATATAGCAAGCTCATTCAATCAACCTTTAAATAATTGGAATGTATCTAATGTAACTACTACATATTCGATGTTTTATGGTGCAAATAGTTTCAATCAAGATTTAAGAAATTGGAAATTATCAGATAATGTTAATAATCGTAGTATGTTTCAAAATGCAAGATCTATGAGTGAAGAATTTAAACCTAAGAAAAAAACAAAAGCACAGAGAGAAAAAGAGCGATATAATCTTATAAAACAAAATGAAGCTATTCCATTAGCATATGACGTGTTACCTGCTGATAAATCTGAAACAAAACCTACTAGTAGACTTCCGCCAAGTGTAAGCAGTCATATATTACAATACGTTGGAATGACTGAGAAGGATGCATATAAAATAGCTAATGAGGGTGAATTAGATTATTTAAAAAGAACAGGACAATATGATACATTGATGAAACAAAAAATGCAACAAGACAGCTTATTTAAACAATCTCAAAAACAAATGACAGAAAAGGGTGGAAGAAGAAGAAGAAGACATTCTAAAAGAACTAGAAAGATAAGAAAAGCAACTAGACGAAGACATTAAAACTTCATAATATCATATTATAATGTATTAATTTATACGTTATAATAAATTTTAAATCTTTTTCATGGTTCTATTCCTTTTATTGCCTCTATTTTTAATAGTTCTATTTTTTGTAGAACGATTGAAAAATACTTGTAAATGAGAAATTATATGTTTGCCTAATATTTTATCAACATCATATTCTTTCTCGTCTTTTTCAACAACGATATATTTAAATAATTTAATATGTTCCGTCATTAAAGAACTAAAATCTGTATCATTTCCTATTATTTTTTTTCCTATTTCAGATTCAACAAATTTATTTATCATATATTCAAATGATAAATCATAATAATACGGTTTAATATTTATATAATATATGTTATCATGAGCCATATCAGGATAAAAGCAATCGTCCATAAAACAAATTTCGGCATCAATAGGTATTTTACTACATTTTATTAGATCTTTATGGGTTTTATTTTGTGTAGTTCTGCAAATTTCAACACGCTTACCATTGATCTTAAATGCTGCTATAATTTGGTCAACTAATTTAAAGTTTATTTTTCTCTCAAAATAGCTGATGATATGTCGTGCCCATTCTCGAGGCCCAGTATTATTTGTATAAATCATCATTTTATGACAACAATTTGCATTTTTTTTATTCTTTAAGTATATTAAAATATTTATTATATTTGGACGAAGAAATTCAGGAAATAAATCAAGAATGTCATCAAAATCAGACTGAGACAATGTTTTTTTATTTTTATTTTTTAAATAACTAGCTAAGCTATCCCAAAATATTCCATATTGAGTAAAATAACCTAGTGTTTCATCTAAATCAAATACTACAATCTTCATTGCTAATATATATTTAGAAATTATTTAATGACAATTAGTTTACAAGCAAGGTAATTTATTTATATTTAACCTTTATCTTAATTTACAATATAAATTATTTTATTTGTAAATATATATACAACAATGTCCGAACTTACTAATAATGATTATAAAAAAATTTTAGAATATTATAATAAACCAATACCTAAATCTAAACGCTTATTAAAATCACAAGCAGAAAAAATACTTGTTAATAAATTATGTCGATGTATTAAAAAGATCGATAAAAAAAATGAAGTTCGAGCAATTGGTATATGCACTAAAACTATTTTTAATAATAAGGGCTTTACACGTGGAAAATTCACATGTAAAAAAAAGCAAACTATAACTATTAAAAAGAAAAATCTTACGAGAAAAAATAAAAGATAAAAATAATTATATCAGATTATAATAAGATGAAATATGTTGATATAATTATTATTGGGAGTGGTATGTCTGGTTTATATAGTGCATATAAAATTAAAGAGTTTTCTCCAAAAACAACTTTTATGATTTTAGAAAAATATAAAAAAAACTGGATCGGTGGTAGAACCAGTAATGAAATGTTCTATGGAACTGAAATTGTTACTGGGGCAGGAATTGGCAGAAAAAGTAAAGATAAATTGTTGTATAAATTGTTAACACATTTTAAGCTAGAAACATCTGAATATACAGTAAATCCACATAAATCTGATTTGATACATTCTCTCGACATCAATAAAGTTATGAATCATTTAAGAAGAGAATATAAAGGTTTCAAAGACAAAACTGCTACATTTAAACAGTTTGCTACAAAAGTTCTTGGAGAGAAGGAATACAAAAATTTTACATTAAATGCAGGATATACCGACTATGAAAATGAAGATGCGTTGGAAACTTTATATTATTACGGAATGGAAGACAATGCTTGTTGTTGGAAAGCATTTCACGTTCCGTGGAGAAAACTTGTTCTAAAATTGTATCGATATATTGGTGAGCAACATTTCAGATTTTCTAATAAAGTTGTCAATATTACTAAAACTCATGATAATCCATGCAGATTTTTAATTGATACTGAAAATGGTTTACAGTATTTATGCAATAAAGTAATTGTCGCATCAACTATCGATACAGTGCAAAATTTGTTGCCAAATCATTCAATTTATCACGATATTCAAGGCCAGCCTTTTCTGCGTTTATATGCAAAATTTACCAAATCATCTATTCCTATATTAAAAGAATATATCAAAGGTTTCACTTTTGTACCCGGACCTTTGCAGCGAATTATTCCAATGGACCCTGACAATGGTTTATATATGATTGCTTACAATGATAACAACAATGCGATTGCTCTTAAAGATTACCTACAAAATACAAAATCAAATAGAGATTTATATGAAATACTTTTGGAAAAATCATTAGGAATGCCTGAAAATTCTGTTCATATTATTGCAATTAAGGATTATTATTGGCCAATTGGAACTCATTATTATAAACCATTAAATAAAGAGTTATATAGTTCGAGAGAAGATTTTATAGACAAAGCTCAACATCCAGAGCAAGGTATTTTAGTTGTCGGTGAATGTGTAAGTCGAAATCAGGGTTGGAGTGAGGGGTCGTTAGAGAGCGTAAAAGCAGTTGTTACAAAAGAATGGGTAAAAAAAGAATGTTAGTTATTATTGTAAAACAATTGGATTATTTCAATTGTTTTATCTGTTTTATTTTCTGGATTTATCCAATAATTTATTTGCTCTTCTAATGTGTGTAATCTTTTTTTCCACTCTTCTTTTTTTGAATTTTTTATTATACAAATCCCTTTTCCATTTAATCCCCAACAAGAAGTTATTTTCTTTTCTTTTGTATTGTAATCATCTGGATTAAATCTTATAAATACTATGGGTCTATGTCCTACATCTTGTGATAGCTCCATAATCCTTTTATTTTCACAACTACATTCATAATCGATATGCTGATTTTCATCTATTTCTATTATAATTATTTGATATCCTAAATCTAATAATAAATCAGGACGCTTTTTAGAACAACCATCGCTTACTATTTTATCTGCTATCCAGCTATAATTTTCAAATTTATTTTTAACAAATTCTACAACAGCAAACTCTTTTGTTTTATAATTGTGTGATACTGGTTTGTCTGGAAATAAATTAACAAAACATCTTAAACAATACCCATCATATTTTTCATTGACTTGTCTATAACATAAATGAGTTTTACAAGTCTGTGCTCTAATATTTATCATTCCTTCTTTTTTGTGCGAAAAACAATATAATGGTCTAGTTTCTCCTTCTAAATTATAAAGTGGTCTTAATTTACAATTTGGTTGAATACACTTTTTATGTTTAACATCTATCATTCCTTCTAATTTATGTGAAAAACAATATAATGGTTTAATTTCATCTTCTAAATTATAATTTGGATATTTTTTACAATTTGGATGAATACAAGTTTTGCCTGTAACATTAATCATACCTTCTAATTTATGCAAAGAACAATACAATCCTTTAGATTCTCCTTCTAAATTATAATTTGGTTGTGTTTTACAATTTTGATAAATACATTTTTTATGTTTAACATATATCATTCCATCTAATTTATGGGAAAAACAATATATTGGTTTAGTTTCTTCTTCTAAATTATAACTTGGTCTTGTTTTACAATTTGGATAAATGCAAAGTTTATGTTTTAGATTTACCATTCCATCTAATTTATGAGAAAAACAATATAATCGTTTTGTCTGACCTTCAAAATTATAAGTAGCAATAGTTTTACAATCTGGATAAATACACATATACAATAACTAAAGATGTTATTTTTATATAGTTAATTTAATTAATTATATAATTCCTAAATATTTTCACTTTCTTTCATTTTTTGTAATTTTGCCTTTTTATTCAAATAAGCAGTTCTTGCGTATTCTTTCTTTTTTTCTACTGATAATGTAGAATTATAATTGGTTTTTTCTTTATATTCTTTGACATGCTGTTTATGTTTTTCTTTATTTTCTTCATAATATATTTTATTTCTTGTTGGAGCAGTATATTTTTTTAGATGTTCTTTCGTCTCATTTAATTCAAGTTTAGTTTTTTCTAGTTCTTCTTTCAATAAGTGATTTTCTTTAATGATTTCTTCAATATTCATTTAAATAATATAATAATTTATTTTTATATTATTTTAGTAGGCATTGAGAAATTAGTTAAATAAATAATATAAATGATAACCAATGGATGCAAATCCCAACATCAACAATATTTCAAAAAACTTTCTAGCTGTTTTCTCTCCAGTATATCCTATATAAACTAATAAAGGACCGACAATAAAGACATGAATCAAGTTTACCCATATACCTTTACCAGCATTGAATATTTTGTATAAGTGATAAAATATAATTATAAATCCTAAAAATAATAAGATGGTAAATAGTGGTGCGTATATTTTCTCTCTATTTATGCCTACATAAAGAAATAAACTGCCAACAATTAAAACATGAAACAAATGAACTAATGCATGTACATCCATTATATAAATCATAATATTATTTTCTATCAATATTTTATGAACAAGTTTAATTACGAAAATACAGAAATAGTCGCCCAAAAAGGGGGAAAAGTTGTGCGTAAAGTAAGTATTAAGAAAGGTAGAGGTTATAAAACTATTACTAAATATCACAGAGGTAAAAAATTATATACTGTTAAAAAACCAATACATAGTAGTCATGTTAAATTAATCAAAACAGGCAAATTTATTCCTGGATTGTTTAAAGACTGTAAAGGATGTAAAACAAAAAAGAGACGAGGTGGTAATGATATTGAAATGGGTCCTGAACCTAACCCGATTGAACCATATAAAGTTCCAGCCGACCCAGAACGATTTAAACAACAAGAATTAAATATGGTTCGAGAATCTTTAAAACCAATTCAACCAAATATAACTGAGGATTTTTTTGCTGGACCTACTCCAGAACAACGCGAATCTATTGAAACTAATAAAATGATTGATGAAGACTTAAGTTTTAAAGAACCTTTTCAGAGTGAAGAATTGCGAATCTTTAGACGCGGAGGAAAAAGAAAATTTATAACACGAAGAAAAAAGGGAAATAGAAAACATATCACACGAAAAACTCGAAGAGGAAATAAACTATATAAAATAAGAGGCGGTGATGCAAGTGCTAAACAAAATAGCATTATTCAAAGTTCAGTAAATGATATAGATTCTGATTCTGATTCTGATTCTGATTCTGATGATAATAACAATGATAATTTGATTGAGACATCTTTAACTGAGATGCAACAAATCAGAAATTTAATTAATCAAAATAATGAAAGAATTGATGAATTAGATAGATTATTAATCGAAATAGAACAAATGAGTGAAAATGAGCGAAATCAAAACAGAGATAGAGAAGAAGAATTAAATAGACTGATGGAAGAATATTATAGAAGAAATACAGAATTATCAAATAGACTTATGAATATAAATTTAAATCGTTCTTAAAAAATATATTTAAAAGTAATATAAATATATTTTTAATATAATTAATAATGAATAACAAATGACGTGTTTAATGTTTCAGAAAATAATTTGTTACAGGATACAATGTTTACAGAAAAAGTAACAATTGTACTTGGAAAAAGAAATGGGAAAAAATGCATAACAAATGTTATTGGTATGGCAGATGACTTAGATTTAAAGAAAATATTGTCTTATTTAAAGAAAACACATAATTGCAATGGTTCCATTATTAAAGATGAAAAATATGGAGAAGTTATGTCATTTACTGGAGATCAAAAGGAGAATATATATAATTTTTTAATTAATGAAGAAATATATAAAAAAGAGGATATAATAGTCAAAGGTGTTTAACTTGAAAGATGATCTAGAGCAGATAATAAAACTAATTCTTGGTCAGTTAGTTTCTGAAATATTAGATTTTTATCCATAGCAATTTGAAAATGACGATTTGGATAACCAAAGTTTTTACAAACAAAAAAAACACCATCATCAGTTATTTTCATTTCACAAAATAGAGCACCTTTTGTTAAATGTATATTTGTCGGGTCTTCAATAGGAATCCATCTTAAAAATGCACCATATTTCAGTTCATTCATTTCATCTACATATTTATAGTTCTTTAATTTATTAAATATGTCAATTGTTTCTTGTTTGGTTAAACCGAGTTCTTTTAAAATTTTTAAATTCATCTCTCTAATTTTTTTTGTAGTGAAATTCATTAAAGCTTCATTTGAGTCATCATCTAATGCTTTTAATAATTTATTTATGTCCATTAATATTAGTTTACATAAATAAATATTTATATTATTTTAAAAGTTATTTACCAAGATTCATTGTTTACCAAGAACCCCAGCTTCCACTGCCTCCTAATACAGCATTAGCAGCCATTGGTTCCATTATACCAGTCATACCCTCAGACATTCCAGGACTAGCAGCACCAACTAATGGTGTGGTATCTTGTCTATACATAGCGTCATAATTAGGTAACTGTTGAGGTTGCATAGTATTTTGGCTTCCTTGTGTAACATCAAATGTTGGTAATGAACTTATTGATGTTCCATCTGTATAATTATTGGGTTGTTGTCCAGCGATTGGTTGTGATACTTTAACAGCTCCGTTTTTACCATTTTTCTTCTTATTATCACTCTTACCATTCCATACTTCAGAAACACGATCAACTAATATAGAAACTTTCTCTCCAAGTTTTGTTTGTAAACTCATAGTAATCATTAAAATTGCTAAAATAATATAAACAATGTGGAATTCTGGATATTTAGCACCACTATATGTTGGAACATATGTTATAATTCTATGAATAAGTAATAAACCCATAAACATTACTATAATTTGAATTAATACTTCTGCTGAAACTTCTAAACTACTTTTCTTGTCATCTGCTTCAGGAACGTATTTTTGCATTGTCTTATTTAAAATAACAAGTGGAATAATTGCAATAATTGAGTATTGTAATATATTCAGAATTTCTGATTTTGAGTCATCATCAAAATTGAAAACGTGCTTAAAGAAACTTTTTGATTCGTCCGAGCTATCCATATCCCTATAGGGTATAATTAGAAATTAAAAATTTAAATTGTCTTTTAAGTAAATAATTTAAACAGTTTGTTCTAAATATATTATGGAACATATAGCAGAAGATTATGCGGCTATTCTAGCTAATTTAGATGACCTTGAAAAACATTCTTCTAATACATCTGAAGAAACAACTAAAGTTTCAGAAAATATTTTTAGTAACCTCAAGAATTTCCAACATGAAGAATATCAATATCTAAATTTACTTCAAAATATTCTAGAAAATGGCACCTGGGAAGAAGGTAGAAATGGCAAAACTAAAAGTATTTTTGGCGCTTCTATGCGTTTTTCACTAAAAGATGGCAAAATCCCTATTCTAACGACAAAAAAAACGGCCTGGAAAACATGTCTAAAGGAATTATTATGGTTTATTCGTGGTGAAACTGATAACAGATTGTTGAAGGAACAAGGGGTTCATATTTGGGATGCTAATGCTTCGAGAGATTTTTTGGATTCAAGAGATTTACATCATTATCCAGAAGATATTGCTGGCACAATTTACGGCTATCAATGGAGGTTCTTCAATGCCAATTACAATTGTTTTACTGGCAAGCGATTGCTCGATAATGATCTAAATGATGTGCATAAAGATAGAAAGGAGTTTAAGGGAATTGACCAACTTCAGCAAATTATTGACGCTCTTAAAGACCCAAAACAGCGCACCAGTCGTCGTCTTGTTATGACTGCTTGGAATCCTGCACAGTTAGACCAAATGTGTCTTCCGCCTTGTCATGTTATGTGTCAATTTAATGTGAAAAATGGTGATGAATTATCGTGTGCTATGTTTCAGCGCAGCAACGACGAGGCTTGCGGGACAACGTTTAATATAGCGTCTTATAGTTTTTTAACACATTTATTAGCAAAACATTGTGGATTGAAAGCAACTGAATTTGTTTATTTTAAAGGTGATTGTCATATTTACGAAGACCATATTGAAGGTATCAAATTACAGATTCAAAGAGAACCTTTTGAATTCCCAACAGTTTCTATTAAACAAGTTAGAGAGAATATTAATGACTATCAAGTAGAAGATTTCGAACTTCACAATTATCAACATCACCCACAGATAAAATTTCAGATGGTTGCATAGAAGTATCTTCATTAACTTCTTCAATAACCAAAGGGAAGAAGAAAAAGTAAGACCATCATTATTGATTTTACATTTTTGTATTTTTTTAGCGTCAAAGTCGGCGTTTTAAATGTCCAAAGGTGTAAAAGTTATTCGTTATTCATTACGTTAATATGTTATTTTTATATAATTTAAAATTATACTTTATATTTAAGCATTCTACAATTTATTTTTAATTATTTTTATAAAAAAGTAATTAAAATAATCATTAATGCGTAAGTTCTTTAGAAACAAATTGTAGAATAATTATATTATGAGTTCACGATCACTTGCTGCTGCTAGAGCTAGAAGGGCTGGAGATAACAATGCTCCTCCTGTTAGTGGAAATAGACCTATAACCTCAATCGGATCACAAGCTGCTTTTGCTCCTCCGCCACCTGGTATGGGATATAATATGCCTCCACCACCAAATAATGTAAGAACTGCTCGTTCTATGCAACCTCCTCAACAACAATACGCTTCTAAACAACCTCCACAAAAATATCAACAATTTTACGACCAACAACCACAACAAAATCAAAATAGCTTACCATTTTCTAAACTAAGTATTTCTGATGCTATTGGATTAATTACTTTGAGATTAGGTAGAGTTGAACAATGGGTTATGGAAACTGAACATGAAGAAGAAACCAAACTTTCTGGTAATGTAGATGTATCAGGTATACCAGATAATCATAAAATTATTGACAATTCTGTTTTAACTTCTATTATTAATCGTCTTGATTCTCTCGAAAAGAATGGAACAGGAACTACTTCTTCAGAAGAAGTAAAGAATTTAGTCGAAGATGTAAGAGTTTTAACTGAACAGTTTAAGAGAATGAGTGATGATGTAGCCAAGCATACTATCGAGCTTGCAAAAAACACTGAACAAGTATTTAGATTTAATAGAGAATTAACAGAAACCAAAGATATTCTCAAATCATTTATGGTTAAGTATGATTTATTTGCCCAAGAAACAACTCAAAATTTTTCTGATTATGAAATTGCTTTATCTGATTTGGAAAAGCGTTTACCAGTTGATTCTGAAGAGCAAAAGGAACCTTCTGAAGAACTAATAGGAACAAGTATTAATGGCATAGATGGAGAGAATAATATTATTATGTCAGTCGACCTTAAAAATATGATAAAACAAGAATTAGGTATTTGAGAAAACATATTAAAAATAACTTAATATTAATTATTAATATGGAACTGGCTCATACCGATAAAAAAGTATGTTTTATTATAAGCGATAAGAGGAAAAAAGAAGTATTTATATCTATTTTTAATCTTTTTAAAAGTTCGTCATCACAGATCAATTTAACTATTAACAAGACGACATTTCACATTCAAGGTATGGATAAATCTCATGTATGCTTATTTGATTTGAAATTAAATTACGAATGGTTTGATTATTATGAGGTAAATAAAAAATATGAGTTATGTTTTGATACTGGAACATTTCATTCTATTATAAACACTAAGAGTGAAGACCAAATGTTAGTATTTTATTTAGAAGAAGATAAATCAGAAACATTGTCGATTGAATTGAAAAATAATGAAAATGCAAAGAAATCAGATTATAATAAATTCTTCAAGCTACCTTTATTAGATTATGAATATGAAGAAATGGTTATACCAACAACTGATTATGATGCAGAGTTTACTCTTCCAGCCAAAAAAGTAACTGATATGTTATCTCAATTAACTAATTTTGGTGATGATATAAATATAAAATGTTGTGAAGATTGTGTTGATTTTAAGGCATCAGGTAATTCAGTAGAAATGCGTGTTAATATACCTGTAGATGATATGTCTAGTTATGCAGTAGTAGAAGATGAAGTAATTAATTTAACATATAGTTTAATATATATAAGCAAAATGTGTATAACAAATAAGTTATCAAATGACATAGAATTTAGCTTAAGCAATGAATGTCCTATGAAAATTAATTATAATTTAGGAAATGATAGCGGACTTATGTTTTATATAGCACCTAAATTGTCAGATGATTAGTCACTTTTTACACCTTTGGACATTTAAAACGCTTCATAAATTTTTTATAATCTTTTATTTCAATAACAAAAGGCATTTCTCTAACACCTGAATCTCTTAAATTCGCAAATCTATTGCGACCATTACAAAAATCTATATTACTATTATTATCTAAATATATATATGGTGGAACATTTACTTTTAATTCAATCAAATCTTTTTTTGAATTCAATAATTTTTGTTTAGAACAATATGATTTTATAGTATTAAATTTGCCAATATAATCCTTTGTTTCTCTCCAACTACTATCTATATCATTTACATTTATAATTGCTAATTTACAATTTTTAGGTAAATCTTTATAATTTGACATAGTTATAATAGTATGTGTTATTTTATCTGCTGGTATCATTATTGATTTTAATAAAATTAGTTTTACATTATTTTAATTTGTAAAACGTAATTCAATTTTATATAAAATCGGCATTTTAAATGTCCAACGGTGTAAAAGTGTCGCAAAACAATAAATTTAAAGTATATAAAAATCTTTAGTTAGAAAATTAATATTTAGCTCCACCTTTCCTAAATGTGGATTTCGTTCTAGTTAATAAATATTATTATCATTTTTAATTAAGATGAGAATAATAATAGGATTTTGTATATTTTGTTTAGTTTTATTTATTTATTTGCATGTTCAATTTCATTTAAAAACCGGGGAGGATTTGGAGATGTATGAAGTCGATCAACCATCTAAGGATAAATTAGAGGAAATATGCGATTTACGGCAACCTGTGTTGTTTGATTTTGATTCTGACAAGATTATTCAAACGTCTAATCGTAATTACATTTCAAATAATTATCATGCATTCGAGGTTAAGATACGAAATGTTAGAGAGAATGATAGTAATTCAGAATTTTATATGCCTTTACCAATGCATTCAGCAGTTAAGCTATTTGACGAGGATAAATCTGCAACCTACTTCTCGGAAAATAATGCCGACTTTCTAGAAGAAACTGGTGTCGGTAAAAATATGCGATATAATGACGAATTCCTCAGACCATATATGGTGTCAAATTGTAATTATGATATCATGATGGGCAGCGCCAACACATGCACCCCATTTAGATATGAAATTAATTATCGAAATTACCTTCTTTTAACTCAAGGAAGCGCTCAAATTAAATTAGCACCACCACATAGCGTTAAATATTTGTATCCAATTTATGATTATGAAAATTTTGAATTCAGATCACCAGTTAACCCTTGGAAACCTCAACCTAGATATACTGCAGATTTTGACAAAATTAAGTGTCTTGAATTTACTCTTTTACCGGGTAAAACATTATATATACCTTCTTATTGGTGGTATAGTATTCGATTTAATGAGAATACTAGTATTTCATGTTTTAATTACAGAACTTATATGAATAATTTAGCAATTTTACCTTATATTTGTTTACATGCATTACAAATTCAAAATGTTAAACGTGATGTTGCGAAAAAAATTAGCATTACTGAATTAAACAAACATGATATTATTGTACCTGTTGATAAAGAAGATTTATCAAATCATCATACAAATACTAATAATAACGGTGAGAATATTACTATGACAAATGAAAGCATAAATATAGATGACTTACCTCAGCCTGCAGCATCTGATAATAATATAGGAACGGAATTATAATAAAATATTGTATTATTTTATAATGGGATTTACTAAGTTTATTTCCTCTTTGAATCCTTTTTCTACTACACGTAGGAAAAGACGTAGAACTAAAAGACATAAAAAACTCACTAGACGAACTAGACGTCGTGCAATGCGTGGTGGATGAGGCGAACCTATTTCACTCCCTGATAAAAAATTTATTATGAAGGGAGGATGAGGCGGGGCTTTATCGCCTACTGTAAATAACATATAAAAACATTTATTTCTGGGATGACAACTATTATTTATATTATAAAATAATAATTTGATAATTGAAATAATCATAATATTTTATATGTTATTTTGTTCTATTAGATCACAAAAATCATTAGCAATAGATTCAGATCTATATTCAAAATTTTTAATTTCAGTACGACAAAATGCGCAACATGGCGTTTGTCTTCTATCATTTTGAAGAGTTTTTTTAATACAAACTTTGCAAAATTCATGACCACAATTTAGTTTTACAAAATTTTTATTTTCACAGTCTTCATAACATATACTGCATTCACATTTTTCTTCTAGATTATCTTTATTTTCAGCTACACTTGTTTTGATGTCGAATTTTCTAGAAATTCTTTCCGATTCATTATGCATTTCCATAATCATATCCATAAACATTAATCCTAACAACAAATTTTGTGGAAATATAGCATTTCGACTGTTAAATGTAAGATTTTCTCTTGTTTCAATGTTTCTTTCTTCTCTGTTATTTTGTTGTTCGAAGAAATTTTGAATTCTACCAATACATTCATCCATATTACTTCTTGTTGTTGCACCACACTTTCGGATTGCAAAGGCGCGAACTAAATTTGGGTTGTATAATGCTTCGTTTAAAAGGAATTCCCTTAATTGTACCCTCCAATTTTGTTGCGCATCTCTTATGATATTTATTATACAAATTCTTTCAAAATTAACAATTTGATAGCTATCACATGATGAAATATTATGTCCAGCTCTTCTACAAAATGAACAACACCTCAGAGATCTATTCATATTTCTATTTTCAGCATTAAATTCGAGACTCATTTCTTCTTATTTCTTTAAATACTTATTTTAATTTATATATTTAATTCAATTTTATTTTAAAATCGTTTAAAGATATCACTACATATATGTAGTAGTTATGATGTATAAGATTCATATAAATGATAGGAGTTATAACTCCTGGGAAGTATTTGATGTCAATAAACTTAATAAGGTTGAATTAGATATAAATCCGCTTGAAAACAAGTTATTTACGAATGATGTATTTACTATCAATAAGCATAAACAAATTTCTATAGAACATTCATCTATCAGATCAGGACCTGCTATACCAGGAGTTTTAATTCTCGATGGAAATAAAACTTATGGAAGACAACATAGATTAGAAGCAGGACAAACATATACTAAAAAACGATCTGACATGGCAGGTGGTAAACTTTTATATAAATGCATTCCTGATGATGCTCGATTGCCTTCTTTTTTGGTTCCATATGAAATTAAGTCAATGGGATTCTCAAAAGTATTCAAAAATTTATATGTAACTATTAATTTCGAATATTGGGACGATAAACATCCAAGAGCCAAACTTGATAATGTTATTGGACCAGTTGACGTTCTTGATAATTTTTATGAATATCAACTATACTGCAAAAGTCTAAATGCATCTATTCAAAAATTTCAGAAAGACACTAGTAAATCAATCGAGAGTAAATCTCATGAAGGTATTATCGAATTAATATTATCTAAATATCCAAATATCCAGGATAGAACTAATCAATATATTATAACAATTGACCCATTAAATAGTCAGGATTTTGATGATGGATTTGGTATTACCGAATTGGATGATGGAGTAAAGCAATTAAGTATCTATATTTCAAATGTAACAATTTGGATGGATGTATTAAATTTATGGAATTCATTTTCCAGAAGAATTTCAACAATTTATTTACCAGACAAGAAACGACCAATGTTACCAACTATTTTATCTGACTGCTTATGTAGCTTGCAAGAAGGAGTTAGACGCGTTGCATTTGTTCTTGATATATTTATTAATAATAACGATATTATTAATATAAAATTTGGCAATACAATTATTAGAGTTTCACACAACTATGTTTATGAAGACCCTAAGCTTTTAGGTGACCACAAATATCATGATATATTAGATGTTGTACAAGAATTATCTAAAAAATATAAATATATAAATAATGTGCGTAACAGTCACGAGATGGTGTGCTATTTAATGATATTAATGAATTATCAATGTGCTAAGGAAATTATAAAGTATAAAACTGGTATTTTTCGTTCTACAGTTATCAAGAGGGAATTTAGTGTTCCAGACACACTACCTGAAGATGTAGGTAAATTCATTAAAATATGGAATAGCGCATCTGGTCAATACATCTCTGGCGCAGAAATTGTTGACACTCGACATGAGCTACTAGATGTTGATGCGTATATTCATATAACTAGTCCAATTAGAAGACTGGTTGACTTGTTGAATATGATTAAATTTCAAACTATACTCGATCTTAATAATTTAAGTGAAAATGCTACAAAATTTTATGACAAATGGTTAAATGAAATAGATTACATAAATGCTACTATGAGGTCAATTAGAAAAGTTCAATGTGATTGTTCATTGCTCGACTTATGTAATAATAAGCCAGAGATAATGGAAAAAGAATATCATGGATATGTATTTGATAAATTGAATAGAAATGACGGTCTTTATCAATATATGGTATTTTTACCAGAACTTAAATTATCTTCTAGACTAACTTTGAGAGAAGACATGAATAATTTTACTTGTAAAAAGTTTAAACTATTTCTCTTCAATAACGAAGAGAAATTTAAAAGAAAAATTCGTCTACAACTTTTATAAAATATATCTGGTGCCAAATGTGAAGAATGGCGTTAATCAATACATTCTAATCCTTTTTGTTTACTAATTGTCACTTCTTTAGCGATATTACGTATTATTTTTTCTTCTTTTTCTTTGTCATTATTGCCAGCACCACCCATAGCTTCAATAACTAATTTACTATATTGGTCAGCATATTTGGATTCGCTAAAATTGCAATTAGGATGTAGCTCTTTAAATTTCATTAAAAGTTTTTCATTTTTATATGCTACTTTATTTATTACCTTTTTAATTTTTTTCTTTTGTTCATCATCTTTTTCCCATTTGTCTTCGTCTTTGATGTAAAATGTTTCTCTCTTTTTGTCTGTACAATGTATCGGTCTAGTTGTTTCATCCAGTGCGTTTAAATTTTGAACAATAATACTAGAAATACCATCTACATAACCTAGTTTACCAACATTTTCTAAATCTGAAAGTTGTAGCTGGAGTGAATTAATGAAATCAGTTATATTCATTGCATTCTTGCACGTTTCATTTAGGAAAAATTGTAAATTGAATGTTTTATTATTTGAATTAATATTACTATTTGAAATGGTATTATTTTGGATTCCTGATTTACATATATCAACTATCTTATTGGTAAGCTCTTGATTTTGATTAATCAGATCTTTATTTTGTTTTACTACATCTAGCACTAAATTTGTTAGTATTTTAATATCACTTTCACTAGAAACTGTAGTCAGTTTATTTTCTGAAATTTCTTCATGAAATATTTTACAGGTTTTTTTGTGTTTCCACAGACCAACACGTGATTTATAAAGTTTATTGCAATCGATACATTTAAATTCTTTTTCAGTTATAGAAATATCATTGGAATTTTCGTTAACATTTGTTAACCAATTATGTTTAGATGTTAATAAATGTTTATCAAAATCTTTTTTACTATTGCTTTTAAAGCAACAATCTTCGCAAATAAATTTATTTTTTTTAGAAGTTGTTTTTGTTAACATTGTTAATAATATAAGTTAACAAAATAATAACTAAATAGTTTTTAAATAAAATATATAATTTAGGAAAAACTATAAAATTTTTTTCTTTAGGGGGTAATTTGGGTAATTTTGGGAGAAGGGTGTTAACAAATGTTAACAAAATTATTTATCGTAAGAATTTTGGCTTTTTATGACGTAATTTGTTATTAATTATGGTTATAATATTTTTGAAGGGTAAAATGGGGAGAAAAAGTGTTAACAAAATGTTAACAAATGTTAACAAATGTTAACAAAACAGTTAACAAACTTCTCCCACCCCCTTTTTTTAAAAAAAAAATTATCGTCACAAAATGAAAATTATTTTTTTTGTAATGACACGCTAACTTTTTTTTATCGACACAACTTACTGATTTTCCATAAAATATTCGGGCTTTTTATTTTTGGACATTTTTTTTGTCCATTTTTCAAAAGTCAAAATACTTTTCAAAATTCGAGGCTTCTACATAATTCTTCATATGTAGGGATTTTTTTTATTACATTTTTCAATATTTTAAGAATTCCCCTACATCATGTAGTGCAACAGCTCTTTAAATATGAAAATATAATATATAATTATTTATACTTAAAGACACATTTTGCTATCTAAAAGACCCCTAATAAATGAAGAAGTTATATAAAGATGAATTGATTCTTCAAAATTTGATACAAAATTTTTTATTAATAAATCTGTTCCTATTTTTGGAACAATTTTTACAAGCGTTATTTCGTTGGTATGTCTCAATAATTCTAACTCAATATGTTGTGAACAAAACTTATTTTCATACATTTTACACCAATATTTATTTGTTGTTTTCTCATAACCTATCACTTTTGCATCACAGAATTCAGTTAGTATATTTTTAATTATATTTGTAAGATTATCATAATTGATATAAAACACCATCATTTTTATATCAATTAACGTATATATATTCACAGTTCTTCGAGTGAATTTGGTTTGTTTAGTATTTTCATAATAACAAGCTGACATTTTGAAAGTATTTTGATATATTGTATCCATTAATCTAAATTAAAGAATAAGCATTCAATTTTTTTTTACACCTTTTTACATTTCAAACGCCGATTTTTATATAGTGAAAATTATATAAAAATATTACTTTTATATAAGTATCAAATGGAACAACTAATTAAGGAAAATCAAGAATTAAAAAATGAAA